CGTTGAACCCGTAACCTGAAGAAGGTTACTCGGCTGCTGATTGTCCATAGCTTACAGATTTTTAGGGGTCGTTACATCATTACTGTGTAATATCCTACGGTAAGATTAACTGGAGTTTCCAGCAATTAAAGAAATTTGCTAGTATAGATTACTCTATACAGGGGCTTACATTTTATATTTCCAAATAATTTATAAAATGGGTAGTTAACCCTTAACAGAGTGAGCTGTTGCTAGTACTAAACTATTACTAGTAGTTTTAGTTTCATGAGATTTGGCATAGTCATAGGCAGAGTAGATAGCTTTTGGTCCATGTTGTAATACTAACTTGATAGCTCGTTGGAGAGTAAAATCATGTTCGTGAAGTTGAAGTAAATATGGAAGTAGCTTAGCATTTTTGTTTAAAGGCAAAAGTTCTTCATAAAAATTATCAATGTCTTCTTGAACATGTTTATAAGTTGAATCTAAAATAGTTCCCTGATATTTAAATGAGGATACCATTAAGGCATGTTTAAAAATATCATCTACCCTACGCAGTAAAGTATATGGAGTATCAGATTTTTGTAGCTCAATCATTTTTGCAATTAGTGTTGAGTTAGTTCTCGATATAAAAGCTCTTGAACTGATTGATTTATCACTAATTGGTGTGCCTTCAAATTGCATACTAGGGTCTATATATTTTTGAACAAATTGCTCGATTTCTACTGCAATTAGTGAGGATACACGGAAAGATTTAGTCATGCTAAAGATAGTGGCTGAATCTTTTAGTACATCAAATGCGTTGATTGTGTGATTGAATTGATAAATATTTTGGCAATTATGAACTATCACCCCAGAAGCGCTAGTTTTTTGTGCTGTACTAGAAACTATAAAATTGTGGTTATCTTTTACGGTAATATCAAATACTTCGCAAGACTTAACAGGTGCAATGCCAGAAATTACGTCTGCGGCGTAAGAACTAAACTTATTATCTAGTGGCAGTATGGTTACGGGCTTGTGTATAAACTTGCCTATAAAACATTCATTAATATAAGGCTTAATAATATCTATAAGCTTATTAGTATTAACCGAATTAAATGATAGTCTGTAGTAATCTCTAGTTCTTTGTATGGTAGTATCTAAGCCAAAGTTCTTTTTCAGTACTTTAGCAAAAAACTCATTTTCTCTTAAAGAAAAATTATTGCTGTCAATAGTAATACTAAAATTTTTATCTGGGTCTTTGTATTTGTTTTTAATAGAGCCATCATCCATTACCCAAATAGCTAATGATAAAGGGTTTAGGTGGCGTACTGATGCTAAAGTCATAGCTCTGTCTAAAACAAATACTTTAGATGTAAACGTATACTGACTAGATATATTGCAAGATACATCCTTAATAGTTTTTATCATTGCATCAGTAGTTTTTACTGCTACGCCGCCCATTGCGTGAGCTTTCCATTGTAAATAAGGTAGCTGTTTTTCGGAATGGCCTAAACGTAAACGTAATTCTTTACCCGAATTACTGCATTTATGTAAATTACCATCTCCTAAAAAGCTACCTAACAATACATGCCACTGGTCTTTATTAAGCATTCTTTTTACTGATTTAAGCTCTGAAGAACCATCTTTTAAAATGATGTCACCTACTTTTAGACTACCGGCTTCTGTATACCCTTGAGGAGTAAGTATTTTGTGGTTATCCGTACACTCAAAAGTTGATCTTGTCGTGCTAAATTTCAAAGTAGGCTTTACACCATTATTCACAGATGCGAGTACTGGTTTAAATTCAAATTCATTAGTTACATGATTATAAGACTTCACTAATACCGAAGACCCTTCTTTTACATGGTTATGAACAGAGGACATTGTACGCCAACCTTTATCTGTTAAAACCTTAACATGCCCGGGGATACAGGCATCACCAGTTCCAATTTTGATTTTGGCAGGAAGTAATTTGAATATTTCAAGAGTTACTTCGTTCACATCACCACAATTATGTACTAACAATCCAGATGAACAATCTTTACCTGCAGTTGAAGTGGTGATGTAATTATTGTTATCTAATACCGATAAATCATAAACTTTCTCAGCTTTTCCTTCAATAACAGATTCTACATAACTAGTTAGAGTGTCTGATACTATATAGTCTTTTAAAGGGACTAGGTTAGAGATTTCGACATACCCCCGCTGCGTCATTACTTTATGGTTTGCTGTAGCTTTAAGCTTAATACCAGAAGTAGTTGTTACGGTTAGGGTATCTTTTTTACCATTACTAAATACTTCTACAATCGGTTTATACTCAAATACCCCTGTTTTATGGTTATACGATTTTGCAAGCGGTAATTTCTTACCTTTAGAGTATAAATTATATAAAGAAGTAATGGACATTACACCGTTATCGGTTTTGATACCGGTTCTGCCAACTACACATTCATCAAGCATTACGTAGCTAAAGGGGGGATAATCAATAAGGTTATCTGCTAAGGCTAAGTGGAATACTTTTAGGTAGAAGTCATGAGTACATTCAATTTCTGAAGAATACATCTTAGCTAAGTAAGAATTGCATAATGAGATAGTGAAAGGAGTTATAGTAACTAATTGCGACGCATCTTCGGCAAATGAGTCGAAGTCAAGAAATCTGCTAAGACAGAATTCTTTGATAAGATTTACTATTTCAAGTTTATGTTCGTAAGTAATTCGTTCTTTGATAGAGCGGTAGGAGAAATCACCCAATAGTAAATTGTAGGGTTTGACTACTGCTTGATATGCTAAAGAGTGAGTAGTACTGCAATTTACTGACTTGGGAAATTTCTTCTTCGCTTCTGTAGCAATAGATTTGTTGTAGGCTAAGTATAGGCCATTGGGTAAGTCTAGTTCCTTAGCTATGTTAACTAGTAATGTAGTTTTCCCACTGCCTGCTACTGAATCTATTAAAACTATTGATTCATCTACCGGGTCAATAGTTTTAATGTGGGATACGATTGTCTGTTGTTCCGTTGTTAGGTTCATAGTAATTCCTTTTAGTAATTATTAGAAGGGTGCAATAAATACACCCTACGTAGTTACTAAAAGTTACTTGCGGCCAAACAGTGGCTTTTTAGGTGCTGTAGCTACCGGGGTAGTTTTCTTTGCAGAGCTTCTATTGGCTGCCCAATCCTCAATATCCTCGGGAGTTAGTCCATCCTTGTAGGTGATATTGTTAGCATATTTTTCAGTTACTTGGGTTAGACGCTTGCCAATTTCAGATTCGTTATTAATCTCTTCGGCTGATGCACCATCTTCACGGAAGAAAGCTTTGATAACCATAGCTTTGCGAATTTCACCTTCATATTTTGAATATTCTTCTTGAAGATGAATTTTGACAGGGAGACCAGAAAATTGTTGGATAACAGAGAAAGTCTGCTCTTTGTTATCTTTGCCAACTGCATGTTCTTCTTCTTCAACTTCGAGTTCATCACCGTCAGTAAGTCCGGCGATTACACCGAGTTTGTGAATTAGTTTTCTACCAATTTCGAGAGGTTGATCGGATTTATCGGTGATGTATGGGCCGTAGATGGTAGCAGGGTTACTGTTATATTCTACGTTGAAATTTACAGACTCTGCTCCGCCTTTGCTTACTGCAAGAGAAGCGAAGTTAATAATACAGTCATAAATGCCAGATTTGTTCATGTAAGAGCTAGATGCTTCGGCAATGTCTTGTTTTTTGGTTGAGATTTTAAAATTCATGGTTAGTTCCTTTGGTTGTTTATTAAATTAAAGAGAGTATTCATCTACGTCTGTGGAGACTTCAGATAAGTAATTAATGTAATCACTTAAGATGAAGTCTGCTACATCCATAGAATCAGGGTCGGTTTCTTGGAGAGTTCGCGCTGGGAATTTAGTACTGCGGAAATGGATGATGCGTTTATTGGCTTTTAGTTCAATAAATAGAGCATAATCTACTACAGATAAAAATCCTCCGATTTTGTTGAATGAGCCTTTACCTACTAAGTAGTATTTTGATTCTTCTGAATCATACGTAGCATGTGAAAGAATAACTACATTTATACCACTGGCGATTAGAGAATCTTCAATAAATGAAGTAAATTTTTTGATATTTTTATCAAGCTCGCTATAAATAGTGAACCCACTAAATTTAGTATTGCACGCGTCGCTTAGAGTATCAAAAATTCTGCTGACAGAATCAAATACAATAGTTTGTGGGTAGCTACCATACTTGTCATTATATGCTTCAATTTTGGATGTTACAAATGTAACTAAATCATCAGTAGTTGAAAATGTTGAAATTGAGGCGTGAGGTGTGGAAAAAGGGTATTTTTTTCCGTCATGAGAAATAACTAATGAATCACGAAGATTTTTAGTTAAGGTGGTTTTTCCAGAATTTGTTAATCCAGAAATTAAGAGTTTAATAGCCATAATATACCTATAAGTTAGAAAGGAATATCTTCCCAAGATTGAGTTTTGCTGTTGTATGCAGCGTCTAGGTCTGAACGCGCCATTTTTCGAACACTTTCAATAGTTCGTTGCATACGATTTGCAATTTCTGGAAGAGAAATATTTGCGTTAACATATTGAAGAAGCTCGGATTTTTCAGCCGAAGACCAACGCTTGCGTGCTCGACTTTCATCAATTGGTTCGCAGTAGTCTTCTTCTTCTTCGGTATTACTTTTGTCATTAACATACTGCAAGAATTCAGTGATTTCTTCATCTTCTAAAGTAATTTCTTTAAATAGTTTGAATAATTTGTTGGCTTCAAATAAATAGTTAATGTATGTGATTTGATCAGATTCTGAATCTAGGATTAGTTTCATGTTATACCTTTTAGTTTTTGTAAGTCGGGGGAATCAAAAATTATTTTAGCTTCAATTCGTTGATAATTACCATTATAGTAATATGTTCTCCAATAATCACCTCCCTCTTCTCCAATACCTTCCAGTAAAAATAGTGAGGTCGGATACATTTGACTTAGCTTTATCATGTTATTATTATAGTCATACCATTTGGCATTAATAAGCTCATCAAGGTGGTAGCCTGTAATGTTCCTAAAATCTTCATCAAAATTAGTTTGGTTAGGGTTAATAGTTAGTACGTCTGGACCTTCAATAATAGCTAAATTAAAATCTGTGTAGTATCCCATTAGGTTAATCCTTAAGTTTGAATAGTTTAGGTTGAGGTGAGAATTGAGATTTTAGTCGCCAATCTTGTGCTAGTGCCCAACGAAGTTCAGGTTGGTTGTTCCATAGTTGAACGGAGTTACTGATAACAGATAATTGACCTTCAATTTTTAGCATATCATCGCCAGTAATAAATTCTGTAAAGTTAAAATATCTAGGGGGTAATGTTTTTGTAGCGCGAGTTACATAGCATAATTCAACATATTTTACATCTATACCTTTACTTCGTAATATATATGCGTAAGTATGTAATTGCATACGATAATTATGGGGGAATGCAGAAGGTTTAGTACTTGCTGTTTTGTAGTCTCTTAAGACTAATTCTCCCAACTCATTATATACTAAAGCGTCATATGTACCTCCTACGTAAATTCCTGAAAGTAGTTTATGAAAAATAAACTGTTCTGTAGAATGGTATTTAGTATGGGTTACACATCCATTAATAAGAGTATTAGACATTTCTGCCCAGTAAGCCCTAATTTCGTCCTTATCACATTCATGGTGAATAGTGCTTAAATAGTTCTCTACTTCTTGTTCGGGATTAGAAGATTGTACATTATTAGCTGCTAATTCTGCAAAATAATGGACGATTGTACCCAAAGTCGTTGAAGTTGATCCTTGAAATCCTTGTTCCTGTAAGAAATTTTCTCCCCACCAAGAACGAGGATAAGAGAAAAAATTTGATATAGATGAAGGCGAAATGCGAAAATAATCTGTAGAGCCATTGTCTGCAGATAATAAATCTGATCCATCATAATATGAATCTATCATAGTTGTTTCCTTTATTCACAGTTAGTCGGGCTAATTGTTATTATTTGTACATAAATTAGTTAATTAATATAAATTATATCTTCATGTATGTCTATTACCCTTTGAATAGCAAAATCTATAACTACAGTTAAATAAATTGGTTTTCTGCCCTTGTTTAAAATAGCAAATGAGATACTGTTTATATCTGAATTAGAATATTCAGGAGACATAAAACCAGTATCTAAATAAACAGATTTGCCTTTTACGGTAATATTAGGTTGTATATAATGCCCATGAAATACTTGATCAATTCCAGGTAATGGTGGTATGTATGAAGAATGAAATATGGAAATATCCCATAAAGTAGGGTCTGGTCGATATAAGTTAGTAGTAAACTCATATTCATGAAGAATTTGCTTAATATCTGTTATTTCATCTAATCCTGAGTATGAGATCATGGGCAGTGCAGCATGGATAAGTGCATACTTATTATCTATAATAATTACATTTGGCAATTGACTACAACGAGTAAGAAATTGTTGATATAGTTCTGGTGAATTTTGCTCAACAGAATAAGACCAAAGAGTACCATTAGAAGGATGAATACGATAATCTTCTAGGTGTAAAGCTTCGTGATTGCCCAACACTTGCTTAAACCAAGGCTCTAGTTGTAAAGACATAGATTTAAGGTCATTTGTGCCTCGATCTACTATGTCCCCTAAACTAAATAGTGTATCAGTAGTAAAATCGAAACCGATGGCTTTTAAAGCTAAAAATAATTCATCATAGCATCCATGTATATCTCCTACTACAAAAGCAGTACCGTCCGGGTTGATTGTGCGGTAATGAATGGTGTTGGTAGATAAATTCATTAGTTAAACATCCGGTTTACTTGTGCAATAATAGTTTTCTCAAACCTGTCTTTATTTAAGGGATTCTCCCAATATTGGTTTATGTCGTACATAAGTTCAATAGTTTCATCTAGGGAAGTACCAAGATCACGAGCGTGGTAAGCTGCACGAATCATATTTCGAGAACCAGCACCATTTTCAGATTGATAAGCATAAGAAAAAGTAGTTACCGGATCAGCTAATAAAGTCTTTGATTGGGCCGTAGTAGGCTTTGTAAAGGATTCTTTGTTAGATACGATAGCAGTAGCTTTCATAACGTAATCACGAACTGTAAGAGGCTCTGCATCGGTATTTGAGTATATGGTGCGATTAGCGTAGGAAAAGAAGATTTGTGATTGTGGTAGTGGATCTACTACTAAAGCTAAATCATTGGCAATTAATAGAAAGAATTGCTTCCAAGTTATTGCATCTAATGTGACTACGGAATCAAGTTCAATTAGTACACGAAACTTAAATTCGTTATCGGGGTCACTTGATAATGCGATATGATGATTAACATCAGATAACATGAAATGGGCTTCGGATGCGCTGATTAGAGAATTATCAATATCGTAGGTAATCCACTTAGTTCCGCCGATAATTCCGTTACGATCACGAGTTCCGTTCAGGAATTTAAAGGGAGAATAAGCGTAGTCGTCCGATAGTAATTGAGATAAGTCTGCAAAGGTAACTTCAGCAGTTTCAAAGTTGTGTACTGCAGTAGATGCGATGAAGGTCTTAGCTTCGGTAATTAGCTTAGGGTCGCCATAAGCAATAGCTTTGTTTAAGGTAGTATTATCTATCGGCTTAAACGATACTTGTAAAATATCGGTTTTGACGATGGGTTTGTACTCCACTGCGTTACCTTGTTCGATAATTGAATAAATACCTTCTTTATCATAGCCAGCGCATAAACTAATCATTTCGAAAAGCTTGGTTTTAGAGACAGTAGACAGAAAACCATGACGTTTAATGTCGTGTGCGCTGATGGTTGCAGTACCATCTGTAGTTACAAGAGTTTTGGCATAATCTGAGAATCGTTCGTAGTAAGATTTGTTTAGGCTTTGCTCGAAATTTTCCATATCATTGCTGAGCAACTCGCTAAATTGAATTGCTTCAATATAGTGGGATGTTTTGATGGAATTAGAACAATCCATGATAGCAAATGCGCCAGCTAATTTGAGAGCTTTCCATTGCAAGTGTCTACGGATTAGGGCTGAAGTAGATTCTTTGTTAGGAATTGAATCAGCTAATTCGGAGTTATAGCGCTTGTATATTTCAAATAGGGAAAATACTTCATCAGTTACTGAGATTTCGCTTGTGTGTGATAAATTAAATTTAGTGACAGATTTGATTTGGTCATCAATCATTACACGAGCTTGTTTGGAGCGAGTCTCGATGGATTCACGCTCTGCAATCATAGCAGTGATAGGATCATTAGAGGTAGTGAAATCAGTGTCTGGGATGCGCTCTGGTGCGTAACAAAACCATGATCTACGAGCGAGTTTGGACATGAAGGCAATTTGAAATTTGCGCTTAGTTTGCTCATCATAGAGGATGTAAGTTGGTGAACCGATTAATAGTGCGCTGACAGCTTGACCGTTGATAGCTTTGCTACGGAACTCAATATTTTTTGTGTAGGTGGCTTCTTTAAAACCGAGATCATATAGTTCAGAAAGAATTTTAATGTTCTCAACCATATCTTGGTTATAGGATAGCTCGTCACCAAATTCACCAGAGTAGAGGGAGTTAGCTCCAAGAGAGTGTGCATCAGTATCGTTTAGTAGCTTGATTAAGCCTGGACCGGTAGTTACAGAGGTTTCTACTGGTGGGATTGGATCTAGGTACTTGCGATAGATTTCATATTCGTCAGGAAGTTCTTCATCTGCTGCTGCTGCACGCTCAATAGCTAATTTACGAGCACGCGATTCCATTTCCTTATGGAGAATATCGTAGCCTGAAGAGAAACAACGCTTAGCGGCTCTGTGGGAAGAATCCTTCGTTTGTGTTCAGGAGAGTTTGTTAGGCTCTCCCCGTAAATTAATACTGCTTACACTTTCATGTAAGACCAGACTATATCTTATTCTTATCAGTTAACCATTGTTGCAAGTTTTCGTCTTTGACGTTTTTACAACAAGAATATCGACTTGTAATCCTAGAAAAGATAAGAATTTCTCTATTTCGACTCACTTGAGTCTACTCCCGTTAGGGATAGTCGTTGAACGTCAAACGTATCAAGACCTTGGAACGTAATTGAACTCTTTTCTTTTTTCTTCAAGCCATTCTTTGGCCTGTCTAAGAGCTTCTTCTTCTCCAAGTTTGTTTATATTAAACTGCTTTGAATACCTTTTAGTTTGGCTTTTGGCCTTTGAGTCTACGGGAGTGATCCTATCACTTACAGTAGCTCTAAAGTATTCATAGTTACCGTTAGAACGTCTGGCGATTCCTGCTATGCTTGTGTTGCATCTACTATTTGATGTCCTATTGTTGGCATTATCTGCTTGAGACAGTACCCTTAGATTCTCTTTTCTGTTATCTAAGGTATTTCCATTTATATGATCAACTACGTACTCTTTATTAGATACGTGTTGCATTATAATATGTGCAATGTTGATTTTCTGAATTACCGGATATTCATGAGTTTTGCCATAAACTGATATGTACATCTTTCCTTTTAGTTTTGGTAATTCTTCCGTATCAATTATTACTTCTCTTAAATAGGTTACATCATCATTCTTTGTAATAAGGATAGTAGTAGTATTCCCTTCAGTTTTAATTGTATTGTTTATTCTTGACATAATAGTCTCCTTTAAGTATTTATGTACACATTATAGCATACGACTACTTAAAGTTCTATTAATTTTTTCGAGTTTTCGCTGCTGATTGCCCAATCCTTTCCTTGTTTATCACCATAAGGCTATAGAAAGGCTCTAAGGGGTTTCCAGCAATTAAGAGAATTATTCAATAAGCATCACTGCTTAAGGGGGCTAAAATTAACCCGCTCCACTATCGCAGAGAATTACGCCAATTGAATTGATTGGTACTGAAGTATCATCCCATAATACAATATTGCGACGAAATTGTGATGCAAATTGCATGATGTGAGAGATAGCAATAGTAGCTTTCATGCGATAATTAACGGTTGGATAAGGAATAGCTTCTACTACACTGGCAGTAATAGCATTTAGTTTTGGTGCTAAAGCTTGATGTTGGTCAAGTTTAGCTTTGGTTAATTCTAGCATTGTTGCCATTATATATTCCTTAAGTTGTTGTAGCCATTAAAACAATAAATTGAAGTATGGCTATTGAATATTGATAATGGCGTATTATTTATTATTGCTGTTTGCGAAATAATCAGCTACTAGATCCAAAGCTTCTCGAAGAAGAAGTTCTTTTTCGTCGAAGTCATCTTCATATTCGTCGTCTCTAAAGTCGTAATAATCATCGTAGTCATCTTCATAGTCGTAATCCTCTTCGTCATAATCATCTTCGTCAATGATGTATTCTTGAGGAAATTCAGAAGAGTTAAATACAGTGATATTTTTCAATTCTTCTGGTTGTTCTACTTCTTTTAGGACGTAGTATTTACAAGCACGGCCTTTCATGTTGTTGTAGTCAGTTGGAATTGATACGACATCAGCAGGGTTAATTTTGAGGACGACGGTTTTTTTACCGTAGTGATAATTCTTTAGATAGCCCCATGCTGCAAAATGAAGTCCTGCAGAACAAGTCCTGTCGGGATTTTTTTCAACTGCGTGACGAGGCATTTCAGGAGTTTGTCCGGGAGAGTTGTCGATTGTGCCGGTATAAATATCTGTAAAGTTCTCGTTTACATTTTTATAAGCAAGGAAATCACCATCAACGGTAAGCGCTAGTCCACAAACTTGCAAAAAACCGAATAGTTGTTCATGAACATCTTTGTAAGGGTTAGCTGCTAGTTTAGTAACAAAATTAGCTAATGGTTGAAGATTGCCTGCTGCTTTGTTGACTCGTAAGACTTCAGCTTCGAGTTGTTCAGGTAGTCGGAAAGGATAACCTGCGACAGTTAGATAGATAAATCCATCTGGATCTCGGTAGAAGCTAGAATTTGTAATAGCTTGATTGAATTCAACGATGGGTTTCATTAGTTCAATAATACGTAGCGTGTTAAAGTCACCAGTTGTAAGCATGTCACCAACTTGTTGAAAATTGGCATGATCAGAAGTGATAGAATTAGGGGTTCCATCAATAATTACGGTGATAGCTTTAGGAGTGATAATATGGGGAACATAGGTCATGGGAAGTCCTCTTAGGATGATTGAGAAAGGATAGTTTGCATAGTAGCGAGAATAGTTGAATTTTGCAATAGCCATAAGCGTTGATTATTATTAGAGTGTTTCCACATATTAATAATAGAGTTGTTGATATGTGCGTTCCATTTTGGTTTAAGATAAACTATTCCAGGGAAAAGACTTTCAAATTGGTATGAGTATGTGCTAAATAACTGATCAATAAGAAGATTACTAATAACAATATGATGTCTTTTAAGCAAATTTATCAATGTTGCGCGTTCAGTTTTGCTGATTAGTTTATTAGCTAATCGAATAGAAGGATCAGCTAGTAAAGACTTAACATTAATACTTGAACCAGTAGAATGTTTGTAGTTATAGCATAAATTTACCAAATTTGAAATTTTATAGACTTTTTCAAGTAAGCTAATATGAGATTGGTATGCCTCGGTTATTGCTTTAGTATATTCATCAGTTAAATGATTTGGATTAAAGTGATGTGAAGTAACCATATGCTTAGTTGATTTGCTAGCAGAATATTTCTCAAATCGCTTTGATTTAAGTTCTGGCTGATGTAATTTTTTAAACACAATTACTTTATTACCAATTAAGGTTTTTGAAACAAATTCTACCCAGCTGTCTTGTATATCCTCGCCATTAATAATAATGGTATATGTATCATCAGGAATATTTGTTGAGTAAAATTCTTTAGCTGATATATTCTTAGTAGAATATACAGTATCTGATGAGTTATAGAGTTCTTCGAATACAACAGTTAAATCTGCGATTGTTTTGGTAGAATTGGTTGTCTTATCAGCTTTTGGTACAGTAAATAAATTTTCATCTAATACTGTATGGTATCCTTCCAGTAATTTGCAAACAGCCGCAAAAGCATCGGCATCCTTTATAAATATAACGCTAGTCAAATCTATTACAGTATTATCTGGCAAAGTATATAACGTCGATGTGTTATAGTTAATCCAGCGGGCTATTTTAGTGGCAGTTGCGTTTACTATATATAAGTTATCAAGTTCTTCAAAAGTCCCTAGTAAGGAAGCTGCCGGTATATTTAAATAGCCATTATATCGTATGGATGTATATACTCTATTTTTATTATGATTTAAACCATAGGCAGGAATATTTTTTACATAGTTTGAAATAAAATTTGCGTCGTCTGGAAAAAATACAATAAATTGTGCTAATTTGAATTTTACATTGATATTATGGGTTATTGGTGAAGTAACATTTCTAAAGTATGAATTTAGCGTACTGGATAGACTTTCTGGATATTTAGTATAAAAGATTTTTTTAGCTTTAGCATATTCTGTATATGTGGTAGGCATATTACTATAAAATTCATAAATGTCATCGTAGTAATTTTCAATATTATCATCAATTTCTTTAGTTATTGTTTCAACTGTTCTTGATATATAATTAAATAGAATATCAATATTTTTAGGAGTATTTTCAATTACTTCCCTAGATGGCGATAATACAAGCTCGCCGGGAGCTGAAATAAATGTTAAATACGCTAAGCTAGATCCATAAATACCTTTAAATTTGCTATTAATACTTGCTAATTCATAATGGTATTTACTTTCTAATGCGTGGTAAATAGCAGGGGATATTTCATATTCAAATAGTCCAATTGATATTGTACGGATTTTAAATTGTTCTAAATAAGAATATCCTTCAAGAGTGATTTTAACAAAATCGTTAATCAAATTGGGTGTTATGATCGGAATAGTAAAAGAATGTGAACTACCTTTAGTAATAATTGGTTTGGTTGGCCAAGCATTAAATAGTGTAATAGCTTCTTTTTGAAGATTAGCTTGTACGCTTGCATCAGATACAGGAATAGTGATAGATGTACCGTTAGGCTCATTAGTTTGAGTACTGGATAGGTACATGGCTTTTGGAATGCCAGTATCTAACAAAGCTAATGCTACGGTAGTAATACCATCTTTAGTTGTTGTAACTGTGTAGGTTTCGGAGAAGATGAATGGTGTTTTGCATCCTAATCCAAAAGCTCCGATCAGGTCATTACTGTGACGTTTAGAAGAACTAAAGTAAGAGAAGTAATAAGTTTCTAAATCTTCCTTACTCATACCAATACCACAGTCAGTAATAACTAATTCTGGTTCTAATGCGGTTGGTAGTTGAACTCTGATTGGGGTATCAGTACATGAAGCTACTACATGGGAATCCCACGCATTAGCTGCCAATTCTCGTAATACTGCGCGTTCTTTATATTGATACAAGCTTTGAGAAAGTACTTGGAAAAAAATAGGACTTTCATTAATAGAGAATGTTGTAGAAGCTAAATTTGTGTTATTTGTAGTAGTGTTTGTTTGTTCGAGAATCATCTGTTTATGCTCGGTTAAAATATGTTAATTAGGAAATACACTAATCAGAGTAAATTGCTATTGAACCAATCGGAAATGATGGAATATCCTTTACTTGATAAGTTTTTGGCGTAACTAATTCTGTAAGTTCAATAATCTCACCACTTGTCGCAGAATTAAAAAGAGCACAATGGGTAATTGTTATTGCACTAGTGACAGGAAGAAAAGTAATAGGGGCTGTATTAATAGCTTTATTGCTATTAATTACTAATGTTACTGGTTGCCTAGAGTACCACGGATTAATAGAGGAATTAATTTCTTCAGAAGAACTTTGGAATAAGGCTGCATACATTTGTGGAGGATCTGCTTCGGAAAGTGTAGAATAATCAAATTCGTGGACAGCTAGTTCCTTGGCAGATGTTTGAATATTTTTAGCAGCATTAAGTTTGTTTATTGCAGTTACAATATACACAGCGCTGTCAAGAGTTTCTTCTAATAAGTGCTGTAGCCATTGCTCTAAGGTGGTAGTAGTGTCATCAGCAGTAGTAGTTCCGTACTTGGCTAAACCAATTTCAGAGCGTTGTAGGAGCATAGTACGAATAGCTTCAACATTTTTATCAGGGGATGTTTGCATAATGAATCTCAGTACATGTACTTAATTAACTTATATTCGAGTTCTGTAATCGGAGGTTTGCTAATGGTATAATTAACAATACCGCTAACAGCAGTTGAATTTCTAATAACGGATCTATGCGCCATAGTAATTTGAGATTTCAAATAAGGATGTTCATTAGTTAGTTGAACTACTGAATAAGTTGGTGGGTTAGTAGTATGGGTTACTAATCGCAAACTACGAGTCATTAATAGTTGATTAAGTTTGCGGATTCGGTAAGTAATTCTATCGTAGAATTGTGAAGAATGAACTTCAGGTTCGTACATTGATAGGAGATTGGCCATAGAACTAACGGAGAAGGTCGCTGAGGGACTCATTAGTTCTGGGTTAGTAGTTAGAAGAGTGTAGGCATTAAAACGTGCCATGATAGACCTCTGTTAGTTAAGTTAACGGGAATAGCCCCAAGTTACTGCTGCTGTGATTGATAATGCGCTGAGCCAATACCACATGTCGCCATACTGCTTACATAAAGCCCAAGATAAAGCATTGAGAACATAAAGAATCATGATTAAATAATTGAATAATTTAGGGTCAAAAAAGTTAATCATTTTGAATATATGTGTGACAAGTATTATTAGGAATTAAGTGACGAAGTTGAATCCAGCCTTTTAGGTTGCCTGACCAAGCGTTTGCGTTAGTATCAATATGAGTAATACCGTCTACAATATGTACTTTTCCTTCGTAGATATTTTGGGTTGGTTGTTCCATAGGAGTAGCTTGATGTTCAAATGGGGATGAGTTCCCACTAATTAGGGTATACCCATTTCTGCGTACTACCAAGGCTCCACCAGATACTGTACAGCAAAAAACAGGCATATTAACTACGTTTACGGCATTAATAGCACTATTCGGAGTACGAGAATCATTAACTCTGACGGTTGTTTTAGTTCGAACGTGTAGTTTATAAAGCTCTTTATAAGGATTATTAGCGTTTACGTTAATACCTGCTAGTACTGAGTAGTTTAAGAAATCTTTAAATAAAGTTTCGCTCATAGTGCTGTACACCCAAGTATTTCTTTTTACACTTCCATCAGAGTTTTTAAGACCATCGAAAATGTGTGGGTACATTTCTACAGGCCATTTGCCTATAGCTTTATTGTGAGTAGAAGTTCCACAAGTATTTAATATAGTAGTACATAGGTCGGATTTAAATACTCTGATTGTAGTAGTTTCATCAGCATTTTTACAAACACTGTAAGGCAAATTTAATGTGATTAGCTTATGTACTACATAATCTATTTTTCTTTGCTTTTTAAAGTGAAATCCAATAGTGTTATCAATTTTATAGCCATCTCCAATATACATACCTATTAAGTTTCCTTTTGCGGTAATTTCTGGGTCAGTATTAATATCTAATGATAATACTGTAGGCAATATAGCTTCTTGCAAAATACGCAATTGTTTAGTAGATTTTTCCGTTGCGGGTGTATCTGCTAAAAAGTCTGTAAATACAGGGTTTTTTCTATCACTAGCTGTACGCACAGTAGAGGCAATAATGTTATGCTTATCAGTAATATTCATAGATATTGAATTATTATCTACTGAAAACATTGTGCCTGTATGAAACCCTTTTTGTATAGCTGAAGGAATTTCAAAACCTATTGGTTTTAAAGTATGCTTATCAACACTTAGTACTTTGTCAGTATCGTGTAGGTCTTTAAATAACTTAAATCCTTCTTCTGTGTATACTTCAGTTTTTTCGTCAAAGCAATGTAGTGGTTGATTTCCTACAAGACGGTCATAAATAAGTTTAGCTTTATCTAATGTCATATCTAATGCACGATAGCTAACTTGAGCACAAGCTGATGCACTGATTAGTTTAGCATCTTCTAGTGAAAGCTGAAGTTCATAGTTATTGGTGTAATACTCTAGCTGATTAGATAAGAAATTATCCATTATACTAACATAAGGCAAGTGCCATTCATTAGCTCGTAATTTAGTTGGAGTGGAGTTTTGCATAGCTGAATACATTTTGTCTGCTAATTCTTTAATTTCTGGTTGTGCATCTTTGTGACAACGTAGGTGAAAGAAATTATCAAATTCTGTTGCAGTCAGTACCATTTTAACTAATACAAAAGGTTCAAGAATGCGATTAGTGATTTGTTTATGTAGTTTAGCTTTTGCTGTTAAATAGGCTAGAGTAGCTGCGAATTTAGATGCGGTATTCCATAAGGTACAAGCAAACCATTTGCTAATACCGGTAAGTTCGGAATTAGCTTGCATACCTGCTTGATTACGTCCCCAATAAATAGGTGTTGCAGGGTTACTCCATACTTGTTTAATTTGAGTTAGTACAGGAATAGCACGAGAGCTTGATGTATTACGTGAGAATAGTCTGTGAGTAAGCAGTTCTGGTAATATAAATCTGTGGAATTCGATTTCAAAAGTAGTAATTCTGTTGTTATTATTGTTTACGGAATCTGCGATAATTGTAGCGCTAATTTGGTTGTTCATCAGTTATGGCCTTTGGGGAATTAATATAATGCCTTTCATATAAGGTATTTTTACTAGTAGTTTGTTTGAGTTATTTGTACATTTGAGTTAGCTAAGAGAAGAATACCTTCGGTGCATTTATATTTTTCGTGATAATACACTTGTTTGATGCCAGATTGAGCAATAGCTAATGCACAATTTATGCAAGGGGATAGGGTTACGAATAAAAAAGCATCTTCAGTAATATGGCCAAGACGAGCTGCTTTAGTGATGGCATTAATTTCTGCGTGAATTACTATTGGTAAGGTATTATTATGAGAATCTTCACAGCAGTTATCGTAGCCAAAAGGAGTGCCATTGTAACCATACGAAATAATACTTGATTCATCAGCAGATACTAAGATTGCTCCAACTTGTCGACGTTTGCAATGCGATAGTTGCGCTGTGCGTTTGGCAATATCCATGTAGTAGTGTGTTAGGCTAGTTTTCATTGTGCTTAATAGTAATTACCCGCGTATAAAATAGTTATAATCAGCCACTCCACATTCAATATAGTCTAATTTAGCTTCTTCGGCAGCAGCTTCGTAGTCTAGTTGGAAATGTCTCCAAGGCCAATCTCCAGAAGTTAGTTCTGGGGGAATTGAGTAACAATCATCAATTAATTCTTTGATATATTCAGTAAAATAATCTTCTCGAATAATGGTTTCACCATAATTCCAGTCTGGGGAATGTTGGCATTCATCTTGCAGGTTAAGAAGATCAAATAATTCTTCTTCTTCTTCAGAATTAATTAGCTTAGTATCTTCTTGGAGTTCTTCAATTCGTGCGATAACGTCACGAGAATCAAAAATTTTAGAGGCTAGAATAGTCATAATAATTACCTTTGTAGTTTAATTACCGAATAAATTTACGAACCATTTCATAATTCGTTTTAATCATATTTGATACTTGTGAATCAATATAGGCTAGTAGTTTAGGTGCGTGAGTTTGAAGTCTGGATAAACCAGTACCAAGACCGCCTGCTGGAAAGATAACTGTATTACCAGAGTCTAAGAGAGATTGGATATTAAGAAAATCTTTATCAACAGCCTCATAGTCAGATTCGGATCCTGTCATGTAAGCTTCTTGGGCATGGGAAGGTAATCGTTTAGTTACTAGGCCGATAGTGTTAGGTTCATTGCGGACAATAGCCTGACCACCATTACCAACTTTTAAAAGATTATCGCCAAACACCCAAATACGATTTGGATATTTTTGCAACAATTCTGGAGTATATTTAGCAAAACATACTCCAGCATTTGTTTCTTTAGGGGCGTAAAATACAGTGCTCATGGAAATACCTTAAATAGTGTAATAGCTAATTAGTTTAATAGCGTCTTCTGGGTTATTGTAAACTAGATCTCGAATATCTGCTTCAGTTTGAAGAATAGGTACTGAATCAATTTTATAATAGTCGTATGGGTCAAATGGTTCAATAGGAAATTGATATACGGATAATGCAATATTTTCAAATTTGATCATTGTATCACGAAGGGTTTGGAGATAATTAATATCAAGCCATTCTACAGACGTATGCTCGTTATAATATCCGATACTGATGTTTGTGCATTCAGGAATAATTCCGATGTAATTTGCTGTATCGGTAAATAAGCCTGTATCGTCTAATTTTAAATTAATTAGAGTGTCAGATAAATTATATAAGTAATCACCAAATTCTTTAGCAAATCCGTCAGAACAGCATCTACCTAGCTGATGTGTGATGATAGAATTAGTTCCCTTACGGTCAAATGCAATAGCATGAGTGAATTGGGATAGAAATTCGGTTTCATATTTTGCCATATAGCTTGATCCAATACCACCACACTCTTCGCCACGATGAAAGATGTATGTGCCATGTACGCCTGCTTCGATCATTTCAAGTAGTAGCCATATACCGGCTCCATCATCTGCACCGAGACAGTTAGTGTCTTTTTTATAGTTTAGTGATAATGATTCTGATTTATATTTTGAATTACTGCTAGTTATTGAAGTGGGTGCTATAATGTTTTTACTGATTATGTGGGCAAGCGGGGCGGTAGCTGTGTGAACAGTATCTGTATGGCAAGACCATAGAATACCAGTAAAATGTCCTACAACTACTGCATAAGCCATAGGTTCATTATTATCATTAGAGAATACAATAGGATTAAGGGGAGTGATGTATTTATTGATAATAAATTGCTCGCCCGGAGAGTTGTGCCGCCTATTGTATGATAAGATGTTAAATAGTTTATTCATTTTCAGTTTCTTTAATTTGGCTATTGAGCAAGTATTCTTCTTTGGATGCGAATAATATCATGTTAGTAAGATCCATATCTTCATGAACAGTTAATTTGTTGCCTTCAATATCCCATACGTAAATAATATCATCAGTATGAGCATAATTGTTATCGTTGAATGAAATATCAAGTTCAACGCAGTCATCATTATGCACATACCCACGAGATGTTAATTCTGTTTCATCTACGAGGTAAACCTCGCCGTCAATTAAAACTAAACCGTAAGCCTCAAGAGCGTCTGTTGTATAATAATTATATTTATACTCGTAATGTTCTGAATCTATTAAAATATAATCTTGCATATATTTGCCTATATACCCATATACCATGTAGTCTTCAACACAATTACCGCAAAATTCATCATTAGGGCCGTATGTTTCCTCCTCTTCATGCTCATAGCCGCAAGTTGGACAAATTTTCAACAGCTTAACAAAACCTTTAGATGAATTGGCGTAGTGAGCACCGCCGTCAGCAATTACCCATTTATTATGGTGCTCTTCAAGAGCTGTATTACTTCCATCTAAGTAAGGAACTATATAAGTATCATTAAAAGGCAGTTTAATTAAATATTGGCCCAAAAACATATCACAATCTACTTCAAATTTTGCTTTTTGGAGCATTGTTTGTAATGCTTCATCTCCGTATGTACTGCAATAAGATTTAGATAAGTTACCCTTAACATCTTCAGCGTAATTAACAATTGCTCTAGCGGTTACTTTAAAGTCAACAACTCCCGGTTGCCATTGCTTATTAGCTAAGTAAGCTAATCTAATGGTGTTATCTGGATGGCAGTAAGCTCTAACAGGGTGATTATGATTAGATAGTCTTTTATCCAAGTACCTATCTTCTCGATTGCATACCATGCAAGAAGTAAAATTAATTCCATTTTCATATACGTCCACCCAACCATCCGGGTCAGCTATGGTAAGCTCATAGTAGTTAAAATTGCCTATCAGCGAATTAAATACTTCAACGTGTTTTTTAATTTCTATTTCAGTAAATCGTCCAGTATAAATTAGAAATTTGCTGAGTCTCATTACAGAGGCTTTACCTTCGCCGTCATTGGTAATTTCTAAAAGATTATCAAGTGATTTATACATCTTAATTGAAGTTGGGGTTTTTACTGAGATGTCAACCAAGTACTCTTTGGACAATTCAAGAGGTAGGTTAAATTTACGACAAAAGTTTAGTGAGTTACGGAAAAGGGCAAAAATACTATTTTCCTTTTCGGAGTATGACGAAGGATGGCGTTCCCATAAGGCAGTCATGAAATTGTCGAGAGTAGTTTTTTCAGAAGTCATTGAAATATCCATAAAAAATCCCCAATTAAGGGGATATTAAAAATAAGGAAGAAAGATGATAAGTATCCAATTTCTTGGAATACTTAATTAAATAAAAAAGTAATTAAATAATTACTTCGTCTTTATATAGTTTATGTTGGGCTAGTAAAAAAGATTTTACTAGTCCTGATCTAACAACATCATCAATAGTAAAATACACAGAACGAAATTCTGGCATTATATTTAAGATAGCTAAAAATTTATTTATTACTCTTTCATGTTTTTTAGTAATATCACATTGGGCAATGTCACCACAAAAATGAATTTTGGTATTTTTACCTGCCCTAGTAACAATAGTAATAGCCTCGTTCAAAGTTGCATTTTGAATTTCATCAAATACTATAGTGGCATTATCAATAGTTAATCCCCTAATAAATGCAGTTAATTTGCATTCGATGAGGTCATGCTTAGTTAAAATAGCCCACGCATCCCCTCTACCAAATAAATTGTTAATTATATCAATATAAGGAGCAAAATAAACTTCCGCCTTTTGTTCTTCAGTACCCGGTAAAAAGCCGATATTAGCCGAGGCTACTGGGCTACGAATAATAATTACTTTATTTGATCTGCCTTGAACCACATCTAATAATGCTTTGTATATAGCAATAAAAGATTTGCCTGTACCTTGTTTACCTAGCAATAACATGCAATTGTCATTTTCAAAGCCGCTAAAGGCTAATTCTTGATTATGTGTTAAAGGTTTAATTTCTTTTAATTCGAGATTAAGATGTTCAAATACATTTGAAGCTTGTTTGGTTTGTCCTGCTTTTTGTCTTTTACGAACTGCCATGTAGTGTACCTTTGATTATTAGTCGTCTAAATCATCATCATCATCATCAAGAATTGGATATTCATCAAGGAAATCCCATTCTGTATCGTCGTCTAAGTAATCAAAGGCGGGTTCTTTATACCATTCTCCGTCGAGAATTTCATCAATAGTTGGGTTAGACATTTAGTTATCCATAAAATTAAGAAGGCTAAATAGTAAATGGTAATGTACTAAAAGTCAATTAAGGATGGTTTGCTGCGCTGGTTACAGATTAGTTAAGTAATTATAGATTTCTTCTGACAATGCGGTAGTTACTGCTTCAGATAGCTTAATAGTAATGTCGCTAATAACTACCCCGGCGGGTTCAGGTTCACTAAGTTGCTCACCATTTCTGATACTGCCGGGAAATGCAGGTTCGTAGGAGTAGTGTACTTTTAAAGTAATTGGTAAACCAGAATCAATTAAAGTAGCTTCAATTTCGGTGTAGTCGGAGAAATGCTTGTTAGGTAGTTTCATAGATTTGTTGCTATTGTAATTAAGATATAAAAATAAATAATAAATGCTGGTAATATAGCCCATAAAGCAAATATAGCTAGTAATAATTCGATTATAGATAAGTTATTAGTTATTGTCGGAGTAGTATTCAAATTGCTCATATTCTTCTTCCTGTTCTTCCTCTTCATAAAGCCAAGAATTGAGTTGCTTAATATTCTTAGGCTTACGACGATAATCTTCCTTAGGTCGTTTATTTAAACCATCTTCAAAACGAGAGGTGGGTTCTTTTTTGTCATAGTTTTTATTTGGAATAATCATTGTTGTACTTTTTGGTAACCATTCGTTTAGTCATTGTAAGGAATCCTGGGTTGATTTGCAATACGTTTGGAAGTAATACATTTCGAACGTAGGCCCTCGTTAAAGAGTTATCAGTATTAGATGGATCAGTTAGATAGGTTTGTCCATTTAAGTGCTTAGCAAGCTCCTCCTTCGTAAATAGCATGAAGGGGCGGATGATGTTATTATTACAATAAGGAATGAGTTTAGGCACTCCTGTAATTGCCCCCATCAGCCAAGATTCAGCATTGTCATTTAGATTGTGAGCAGTCATAACCGAGTTATTGATACTGTGTAAAAAAGCGTTACGTCCGATTCGCCAGTATTCTTCTAGGGATTGTTTAGGTAGACGTTGAGATACTTGTTTGCCGACAATTAGTTTACAGTTATATTTGGATGCAATATCTAAAGTAAAATTATATTCGGTTTCGGCAAAATCTGAATTATGTACGTAGTGAACTAAGGTAACGTCACGAGAGCGAAGTAAAAACTTGAGTACTGCCGTACTATCAGAACCACCGCTAAAGGCTAGGTAAGTCTGACTGGGGAGGTTTCCGAGGAGTTTCATAGTTAGATGTATGATTAATCCATAGAATGTTCATGCGCTAGGAGTTGATCCGCTGAAATCGTGCGTCGCCACAACATACCAAGACAGTCTTGTGTAACTAAGCCTTGATTACGGAGGTAGTGCAGTTCGCGTTGTAGGTAGGGAGTAGTTTGTTTGCAACGGTATGCCAAAGAGTAAAGAAGACTTCCTATTTGGTCATTAGAAGGCATGTTGCGGAGTAGTTGTGAGTTAATCATAGTATGTTACCAATAGATTTTGTAGAGGTTACTCATTTTTTAGCAGCCATTTATTTGAAATTGCTTTAAATGAAAAATCCCGTGTAGTACTTTTATATACAATACCTTCGCGTTGATTAGCGAATAAGGAAGGACCTTCTGCAGCTAGTAAAATTTCATCAATTTTTGATGTTTCTAGTTTACATGCTCCAAGTGTAGGAACATGATTACTTGTGTAGCCAAATACTTCTAAGTCATTGAGACATTTATAACGTTCTTCAGGTAGTAAATAACGTTGTGTGTCAATATCAAAAATATCAAAGATAAAAAATAGGTGGTTGGTGAAGTTTTCTTTATTACCTTGGATACCCGGCCCCATAAGTTCGCCTTGTACTGCAAGATTGCGCCCTAAGTGAGCATAAAGTGACAATAGTGCAGTACCAATACCTGTCGTAAATGAGGTTTTGATGAACGAGTTTTCTGCATTTTCATCATTGATTTTCAAGTCTTGGTTACGTGAGCATACACCCACTTCTCCATTATTACAGTAAACGGTCATACTTGAACCGTCAAGTTTAATTGTTTGCTCAAATACTTCTTCGGTTTCAAACGATTGCTGAATTTCTTTAATGAGGTTTTGACACCGTTCTTGGTCAGTTTTAGGAATAAATGATGGAAATGATCCTTTAGCTTGTCCAGTTAATTGTGGATTTTCAGGAATTTCCCACTTCTGAATTCCAAGAAGTTCGGTTACATCATCATCATCAACCACTAAGTTTGTCGTATGTGGATTAATAAAATGAAGTAAGCTATCTAATGAGATAAGAAGTCCTTGAGAAAGTTCGCCGCGTAATTTGACACTGCGTAGACGTTCACCTTGAACACCCTTAAATAGTTTAGGTTCATGGCCATCACGAGTTAGAAATGGAGCTACCTTGGTTGGTATAAAGCTGTCAATTTCACAATAGATAGCCATATCACCAGAGTTAAATTGGTCTTTTTTGACAATGACTTGCCATCCGCCAATAATTGCTAGTTCAAGAGCATCTGCATTGGTGTGGGGGAGAATGGAATCAATTTGTACAATACGTGCAAGTTTGCGCATGGTAGCCTCTATAAATATCGTGGATAGAAAGATTTAAAACAAGATTTTACTTCAATTTTATTCATCAACGGTAAACTGAATTGCTTTAACAAAGCCAGCAGTAAAAGCTTCATCTAATGGGTATTCATGAGCTAGATATGGACACCCTAAGAAGTATACATTGTCTTGTTTAAGTAATGATACACAATAGTTTGTTAAAACCGTAGCCATGAATAAGGTAGTTAAAGCAAGATCAATAGTGCAGGCGTATAATTCTGCCTTTATTGTATATACTAACTTGAATCCATTGCCGGTATCATAAAGTTTTAGTTGTTCTACTTTGTTATTATGTTTATCTACTACTTGCTTACCGGCTAAGGCTTCATCTAAATTAAAAGGTTTCATGGTTGTTTACTTTGTTTATTTTTAATTAGTTCATATTGTTCAGGGTAATTAGGTATGCCATAGCTATTATGGCTTACTAAATTATTGCATTTTGGGCAAAAATAACCACTAATCCCGAAGTAGTTACCTAAGTACCACCATTGACCAGCGACATTGATTTTATTGCAATTTGTGCAAGGTTGTGGAGAATATTTATTAGTTATAGTGCTATACATGCCCATTATTGATTCTTCATTTTAGATTATTTAAAATTTTATTTTTAAAAGGAATAGTTGCTAGCCACGAGTGGAGGAGGCTCTGCTAGCGCTACACCTTATTCGTTTGGAGAATAAAATGCAGAAGATTTGTAATTTACTTATTGGATTAGTTACCAGTTTAACAACTGATTACCAGTACTCCAAAGCTTTAGTCCGATGTCATTCCATAACCTGCAGCATTGGGGCCTGTCGTCAAATACTGCAATTACATTGTAGTTAGAATCAACATGTTCAAAAAAGAGTTCATGCTTGATAATGTAATCTTTGCGAGTATCATTATTAGCTCGCATAAATAGTTTACAATTTTGATTGAAAGAAGTATGTGGAATATATTTACTAATCCAATCACGAGTATCTGTTTCACAAATACGATCACGGCCACTTAAGAAAATGATATGATTATGGCTATCAGATAGGTAATAGTTAAGAAAGTTACACAAAAGAACGTCAGGGGTATCTTCACCAACCTTAGACCAATCAAATGGGCTTCGATTGTTCATATGAGCAATAGTACCATCAATATCAACTAATAAGGTGTTGATTTTGTGGTGTTCATGTTTGTGTTGTTGCAGAAGTACAGGAGCAGGGGTAATTAAATTAGCCTTAAACCAATTTTCATTGGAAAGTCGTTCCATCAGTTGCTGGTATTTAACTCGTTGTTGTTCAATAACGTAGATTCCAACACCATTAATTCTAGCGTTATCACGTTCAATGGCTGTGGCTAAGTCAGATTCAAAAATCTTAAACTTGACGTTAAAATCAAGTTTGGTAAGATATTTGTATAGTTCATGAAGACGTTCTGGATTAAGATTGGTATCAGAAATATAGATGGGGATATTTTTTTTGGCACATTCTTCAATTAACTGATGTTGAATGGTAGTTACTTCTTTTTCCCATTTCCAATTCCATGCTGACCAACTAAAGGTAATACCTTTAGATTTAAGAATGTCTTTACGGATGTTATCACGATTGATTTCATGGTAATCAGAAATAAATTGGGCATAATAAGATTTACCAGATGCACTGATTCCAATAGCTACTAAAGCTTGCATTTTAACTCCATAAGTTTGAACGAATTTTGATAAGGCGAAGTAACATTTCATCGTCTTCTTTATTATACTGTTCAATAGTTTCGTAGTAAGAAGAATTTATGTAAATGTATTCTCGAAGTGGTCGAATAGCAGTCCACCAAGAGTAAATTGTTTCAAATTCTTGAATAACTTCTGCGTATTTATCACCTGAATTTGATTGTAATCTAGTGGTATTGAAAAATTCAAGTAACTTTTCTTCTTTAGTTTTATAACTAGTGTCCGTACTATACAATAATTCATTAAGACAAAATTCTACAAAAGAATCCATGACAGTGTAAAGAATACGATCATCTAATTCGTGCCATTGACCGACTTTAAGCTGTGGTGATGATAAAGTATGTGTTTTAGTGATCCATCGGTTATTGATATAATACTTAATGTTATTGAAAAAATCAATTGGCATAGATAAAATATCTTGCAACGTATCAATTGCAATAGTACTAAGCCAATAACGAAAAGGGTAGCGCAGCATTGAATTGTTATTGGCTTCTACGTACACTTTTGGGTCAGGATGGTTAAATGGTACATTACGTAACCAATAAGCAAATTTGGTACTACTCCAAGAGGTGTCAAGCCAGTTATTCATTAGTTGTTCCTCATGCTTCAACTTCAAATCCCCAAAATAAAGGAGTGGTGGTGAATTGGTTACGATAGTTTTTAATTATGAAAGTTTTGAAATCAGGTTCTCTATTTTTGTATACCATAATAGCTAACGAAAATGCTGAGTGCTGTGAATAGCATTTACCAATATCTGGTAAAGATAAATTATCTCTATGCCAAAGTTGGATTAGGTGCGCAGTATCAATTGCAGCTTGTTTCATTAGATATGCGATACGATGTGAAATTGAGTTTATTTTATCTACTGCACCTTCACGAGTTTCGAGTAAAGGCATGAGATCATCAATTTCTTCGGCAATAATTAAATCGAAAATACTGCGTTCAGTATAATCCGTTAAACGATGAAGTTTGAGATACCAATCAGTCTTGAGTTTGACACGAACTCCAGATTGTAACTGTATGACCCAACCTTCAACACCAACTGCTTCCTTAGCTAATGCAATTAGATTGAGGATGTTAGTTACGTTTGACCATCCAGGAATTGGAGTATGCTGCCAATTAGCTAAAATAACTAAGTCATCATTTGGCAGGTATGTACCTGAAACAATATTTCTAGCTAATAGTAAACTCATTTTTTGTTCAGTTTGCTGAATAACAATTTGAGTTTCTGGTGACTCATATTCAAATGTTGGAGTCCAACCCCTATCAATCATATAATTGGATAGTGCTTGAAGATTAGGTTGGGTATCAAAATATTTTTGGGCTGATAGTGCTACTGAAGAATAGAATGATTTCTTAGTTTTGCAATAGAGTTTGTTATTTACTCGCACGATGGAAATCATAGAACCATCAAGTTTGTCAAATGCTAAAGCATGATTGAAATCAAGATCACTTAGTTGGCTATGTTTATTTTCGTTGATGTTAAAGAATTTCTCCATCGTACGACAGACGCAGTTGCCTTCAGAGTCAAAAGTGATACCACGACACTCAAGTGCATTTGGAACGTCCCAAAGGTCGGGAGAAGCGATCATATAGCAGACAATACGGAATTCTTGACCGTCGACGATTTCGGTTTTAACACGAATTTCGTCACGGGCAATAGCTTCTGATAGTTCGGATATGTTCATAGTTATTTGTTAATAGTTGTTTCTTTGTTGCATACTGTGCAACGAACTACTACTTTGTCAATAGGGGCTGCTTTAGTAGTAAGGTTAGCTACACGGTGATTTTTGCCGTGGATAGCATCTTGTTGTGGGTGTTGGCAGGTGCAAGTTACAGTTTTAGCGTTCATGGTTTAGCCTCGGTTAAGTTATAAATTTGTTGAAGTAGTGATTCAAATTCAGATTCATTCATATCATCTACTGGTTTTGTAGGAATAATAAAATTGTCACTAAATTGTAAAAGTTTAGTTCCTGCCTTATCTGGATCAGGAATAATTACTATTTTGTATTGAAGAGATAGTAGTTTAAGTTGCTCACGTAGTTGTAATGGGTTATTACCCAATACAGCAATAGAATTAATGTTGTAGTTATTGAATCTACAAGATTTAAATACCCCTTCAGTAATTATCATTAGTTTGGTAGGATAGGCATACTGCAATCCCCATACAGCAATCCTGTTTGGGGATACATAAGTAAAATATCTACCATTATTTGATCTGCTTTTAGGCGCTGAAGGGGTGTATTTTTGGTAGCCTGATAGATTTCCACCGAAATCATATAAATAAAATATGGCTGATTCTTTATCAAATGGAATATTATGAAAAAAGAATCTTGATTTTAGATGATTTAGCATAATAATTATTTGCTAATAAACTCGTCAGGAACATCTATTTCATCACCAAGTTTTAATTGAACATAGCAACGCATAGCTGCGATAAGAGGAGCAGCATTTAGCATATGCGAGTTTGGGGTGTCTGAATAAGCCTGCCATTGGAATTTATATGTGTGTAAAGTAGTAATATTGATTTGTTCACGTTCAATAATTGACCCTCCTTGCGACCAATTAGTTGATGGTTGGAACTTTACAAGGCATGATTCATCCTCTTGATAAAAAACTTTTTCAAGTCCTTCGCATTTAGCCACAGCCCAATCAAGGGCTATCCCAGATAGTTCAGAAGTTTTGATTTTCATTTAATTTAGCTTGAATACATTTAATAGTTATAATATTACTAATTCCATTACTTTCATGCGGTACTTGAACATTATTGAAAAAAAGTTTAATCATAATTTTGAAGTCCTATTAATACTTCCATCATCATTCATGTCAAATCCTAAGATTTTGGATGCACCAATAAATAATGAAAGCCTAGTCTTACTTTGATTTTCATCTTCATTAATATTTAACGCATTTTGTGTAATTTCACGAATAAGTGTAATTTCATCTTTAGTAAGTTCTACAGTAAAAGTAGTTGGTACTTCTGGTTTTAATTTCATATTAAACTTCCTGACGAGCTAAGAATTGAATGTTAGCAATAATTTGTTGTGGGTGCATTCCTGTTGCTTGAGATAAAATCATTAACATTATGTCTGCTTTTGGGCTATTTGAATTATACTCAAATAAAAAAGCTAAAGCCATTTCTTTGAGCTGTTCGGGAGTGTATTTCATAATTAGGTACTCATGTAGGTTCAATATGCTCTTGTTAAATTATTAATATACAGGTAAAATAATGTATTATTGGTAATAGTTGAAGTAGGAATTGATAATGGATAATATAAGATATGCAGGTAAGATAAATGGTAGAGATTCTGTGCAAGACGGGAATAAAGCATATAGTGGCGATGAATTAGCAACTATGCCCCATGCTAGTCTGTATGAAATGAGAGAACATACCAAGGATCAAGCTTCGCAAGATACAATTGCTAAATACGAGCATAGAGCTTTTGCAAGAGAATTGGCAAAAGAAGATCCTTTGGCTAGTTTAGGATTAGTAGCACTGATTCCGGGCTATCAAGCAGCTAAAGTTGCTGGTACTACTAAAAGTAGATCACAGCCTTCTTTAGCACAAGCTGCACAAGGATTTATGGGATTGGGGGAAGGATTAGCTTCTCACCTCTTTGGTAAAAAGTGAAGAAGCTCCCCAGATAATTCCTGCTAGGGTATAAAGCAGTAGAGAAGGAAACCACTGTACTTCTCTCATGAATAGTGCTGAAGGGTTTACATAGCTCCAGTACAAAAAATACCAACCATCAACACCTAAATAAGTAAGTAGTAAAGCACTGATAACTAATTTGGGTTCTTTAGTTTTTAGCCAATTAATAGCTAATGGTGCTGTGATGTATGCCCATAAGCCCATAATGATACTGATACTGTAATCCCAGTCAGGGGCTACTTGGTTGTATGCACCGATAAATAGCCATAGCATACCAAAGAAGAAAGTGGTTAAGTTAAAAAAGTTGAAGTATTGATTCATGTTAGTTTATAAGTAAATGTTTGATACTTTTGTTAATAATTGAGATGAACTCTTGAAATCAATGAGCATATTTCAATTGTCATAAAAATAAAAAGACTCATTTCTGAGTCTTTAAATAACATGTTAGAAACAGCCCCTCAACTGTACGAACATGACCATCACCTGACGGTATAGGGCGTTTTATATGACCAGAAAAAAATCCAAACAGCAAAACATTTTTTCCACTTTACGCCGCAGTGTGCATTCATTCCAAGGGGATAAGGAATGTTCAGCAGGGCGGGTTCTATATTATGTAAAGTTAGGCTAGAATCTTCACTTATTCATGTACCTTATCTAGCAAGGTCTTGGTTTACGTTGTCCAAGAAACGTTTCGTGCGTGTGTTGACGCCCCACGATTACACGATACGTGGTATTGGATACAACTGGCGATTTGCCCCTACAGTTAAGTAAGTAGCAAAATTTGCAGTGAATGAAGCCTTGTAGCACTACTTAGTTATGCTAGCTAGTTCGCCTTCATGTCTTTTAGTGGTACGGATAGTGGGATTCGAACCCACACTTGTGAGATTTTAAGTCTCATGCCTCTGCCTATTGGGCTATATCCGCAAAATTGGTCTGTGCGACTGGACTTGAACCAGCAGCTTCCCGCTTCCAAAGAAGGGGGTAGTCTCCCAATTGACGTACACACAGGTAAAACGTTTATATGTACATTGTGCAGCTAAAAAAATTATTTGTCAATAATTAGCTATCTTCGTTTGTACTAAATTTAAGTTTTTGAGCTGCTTCTAATAAAACTAATGGAGCCGCTTTTAGATTGGTTCTTGGTTGTTCATGACAGTATCTTCTTTCGAGACATTCGATGATGGCGACATCAGGAGCTTCAGGGTGACGATACCCTACCAATACAATTTCTATTAACTGAAGACAGTCTTGGCTTTTAAAAGAATTTAAAGGCTCTGTGTAAAAGCAGACATGTTTTTCATAAAGATAATCGTCGGGCATAGCGTTTAAAACAGCAAACATAGAAAGTACTCTTACTTAATTTTGAATGGTGTATAGTGTATAACATAAGTAATTAAATATGTTTAACTGCTTTTAGGCGTAATTATGTCTTTTAAACTAGTACAGCCATCACCGCCATAAGGAATACAGTCTTCCGTCCATCCATCACACAAGTCAAGTGTACTTGATACTTCACCCGTTACATGCACATCAGGTTTGGTGTTGGCATCATGCACGGCGTCATCCCAATGATTTTGGGCGACTTCGATTGCTTTTTCGTCATCACCTGCCTCGACAACCATAATGGTATTGAGCTGAACATGAACATTAAAAAGAGCCATGAGATTTCTCGTTGTTTGTTGAAAGTGCAGGTAGCTAAAACACTTAGTCCTGTAGATTGGGTTTGAACCAACATACTACATTTACTCGTTTAATGGCCGCTTAGAAGACGGGTGAGGTATTATAGGACTAAATATTCTGGCCTAAAGAGGTAGAAGCTCTGTGCGCGAATCCACTACACTAAAAGGGCAAAAAAGTTACGTTTAAATTAAACGTAGAAAATATGAATGTGGTAGGAGCTCTGGGATTCGAACCCGAGACTCTGTCGATTATGGATCGACTGCTTTTAACCAATTAAGCTAAGCTCCCAAATAATTGATAATGTCATTAAATAAATTAATTATTTTAATATGTAAATATTAACATACATTACAAAAAACTCAAGATGTTTATTGAGGTTTCTGCTATAATAGATATATAAATTATTTATAAGAGAAATTTACTATGGAAATGACATTAAAAGATGCAGTTGATTACGTTTTTATTCAAGAAAATATTGAAGAAAAAATAAATACAAGAAATAAAGAAAAAGATAAGTTAGTCCATTTATATCTAGGGTAAGAGTTCACTCTCTGACTATTACATTTAGCGCACAGTCTTCTGCCAACTTCTCTTGGATTACCACAATTCTTACATGTTAGTTCTCTCATAAATATATACTCCTGTAAATAAATTATATAATTACTAGTTTCATGTAAAAGATGAAGTCTCTTGCGTATACCGATTTCGCCACATCCGCAAATATAAAACTGGTATCTGAATTTACAGATAGTTTAACCAACGTAAACAGGATAGCTTCCTACTTTTTGTTTATGGTGAGACCTGTCGAAACTCACACCTTTGTTAATGGGTTGCTGTAGCTATCCTAATGCGGGTTAAACTTGATAACGAGGGTTCATGATTGCCCTGAACATAGTTGCCTCAGGTGTTAGATCATCAATAGATTCGAGAACAGTCTTCATTAAGGCTGGACTAAATCCTGAAACTAACGCTACATCCTTCTTGTCCTGTTTGACGGGTACATTTGAGCGATCGTTAAGATTCCAATATACAATAGATGGGATAGAATATCCAGCCTTTTTGTACATTAGTCCGATTTCTTTATTAGTTGTGTACCTGAATGAGTGAGCATCAAATTGCATGTCACTGAAAATTAACAATATTTTGGGCATTTCCTCATTAGGTACTTTATTCTTGATACCGAAACTAAGGATACTCATGATTGCGGCAATTAGGTCAGTATTGGCAATAATACTTTTAAGTGATTTGATTTTAGTAATGATGTCTCCTTCAACTTTGTGAAGAGTTGATTCATTAGAAAATTCCATGTAAACATCTTTGAATGCTCCTTTAGACTTACTAGCAACATAAAGTCCTAGGGATATGGCAACTTCGAGACAAGTTACGGAAGTCTTGCCTGCAGGACAATCCATCGAGCCGGAAGTATCAATCATAGGCAATACGTTAATTTCTGGTAGATAATTAGGTAGTGCATTCCACTGGGTTACAATTCTAGTTTGCTCAGTAGCATCGGCTGTGTTAGCTCCTTTGATTACTTCATAAGGGTAGATAGCTGAAGCATTAATAGTTGATTTGCCATTAGTTACATCCTTTAAGTATGACTGATAGCGTTCTGCATCACGATTAAGGAATGCTTTCGAGTAAATACGAGCAGCTTGGCTTGGGACATGAGAATATACAATATCAGACCATTTACGAGCACACATAGGAGTTTCAACTACTGTGGTGTTCTCAACTAAGAATTTGCGATATTGCTTAGGTGTCATGCCAAGTTGTTTGCGGAGTTTGCTGGCAATTTGGCGCTTAGATGAATTTTCGCGTGGAGTCCATTTGAAGAATAGCTTGTTACCAGCTTTAAGTTGAGTAACAAATTCAGTAAGAGCTTCAAGTTCGAGGGGTGTTCCTACAAATGAAAATAGATCATCAGCACGACCAACTTCTTTAATTAGTGGGATTAGTTTTAGAGCGTCTTCCTGATTAAGTCGAGTTAGTTCGATTAGGAGTTCACGGAAATAATTACGCTCACCCATACCGCCCCGTACGTCGCGCAAGTATAGAAGTGTGCGAAGAGTTAGATTAGGTTCGGATTGATATGCTGGTAGAAACGCCTGAAAGCGTTCGAGAGGGGTTTTGTTACGAGATGCGCCCATTGAGTAGAAGAAGTCTACAAGATGGCTCATGGAGCTTTTGCGAGTGATTGCATCATTAGTTGTGGTGGTTTTGCCAGATTCAGGTTTGCCAATGGCGGATACGAAAGTGTTCATAGTGATTGTCCTACAGAAAATATTGTTAACTAAGTGCTCTACCAACTGAGCTATAGTAATAAATTACTAATGGGATTCGAACCCATGACCGATTAATAATTGCTGTTAATTTTCTAACGGTAGCAGAGAGCATTTATTTTTGCATAAAGACGAATTGCTGTTAGTTCTCTTAAAAGACTAGAAACATTTTACAGGTAAGATTATAAGTCTAGTGTAAAGTTGCTGTTAGTTTCTAAATTGGTAATTACCACCAAGAATCATATACTACTGCATTACCTTTTTTAATAGCATCTCTGGCTTTGGTGATAAAATCAGTAACTGATTTGTAATCTTCATCGACTAAGGCTTCTGCCGCATCAAAAAAGAAGCTAGAAGTAGGCACTAAAGAACGATCTTCTACTGCTTCTTGTAGTTTAAGTAAGTCACTAGGCATTAATCGTACAGTAGTACAATTAAATTCTTTGCTCCCTCCTTTATAGATATACAAATTTTGCATCCAATCGTGTAGAGCATAAAATTTACGCCAATATTTAAATAGTGTATCATTACGATCCAAAAGAATATCTACTTGGTCGTTATTAGCTAGTTTGGATTTGTTGACCGCATACGCATACATATCTAAGCCCATAAAATACTCCTTGAAGTTAGAGATGGGTAGGTGAGGTTATATTGTTTAATATGAACATGGAATAAGATTATGTAAAGCAATTTCTTCATGAAGTTCTTTAGCTTCGATCATGATACTTACTAATTCATAAATTAAGATGGCTGGAGTTTTGAGTTCGGCAATCGTGATTTCAAATGATTTTGGAGTTCCTTTAAAAACTCCGGTAGGTTCATCTGGATCAAAATAATGTTTTTGCATATACTCTTCTGCCAAATCAAAGGATACAGGCATAACAATAGTGAAAAATTGATCATTTTGGGCGTCATAAAGATTCGCTACGGTTGTGTTTTTTATGGCGTTTGTTGGGATATCAAAAACGCTATAGATTGATTCCTCAAGCATGTCTCTTTCAGTGTTCATTTTTATTTCCTCATTATTGAAAAATAATAGTATATTTAATTACTCATACCAAAGTTATGAGGTGTTCTTATATATGGTGTGCCCGGCAGGACTCGAACCCGCTACCCTCGGCTTAGAAGGCCGATGCTCTATCCAGATGAGCTACGGGCACTAATTAAAATTCTCCGTTAAGCCATACAGTTTGCTTAACTCGAATAAATTCAATTCTGACATCGGCTTTAATATATTCACCGCTGTAATCAAACTCTACGTTATCTTCTTTATAAACAAATTGGTTTTTGCCTTTGATTGGGACTAGGTTTTGTGGCTTAATTCGGACACTGCGATATACGTCAGTACCACCTGCTGTTTTCAACGGAGTGTTGATTGTTTGATCACCATTTGGGATATAGTCCCAGTCAATCCTTTCAAAACGAGTCCCTAAGTTTTCACCATTAATAAAGAATGTTGTTTCATATAACAGTACATCAGTTTGATCGCGTTTGATATTAAGAATTTTTAAAATTGTTTTAATTGATTCGTCAGGGTACATAATGTTAATTTCGTTAACAATAGCATTTAACAAGTCAAAGTTTACACTTTCAACAAGATCAAGTTCATTGAGCAGAGTCTCAACTGCTTCTTTGCAGAGTAAGTTTTCTTGTAGAAATTGCTCAATAAATTCTCGTGTCAATTCTGTGTAATTGATGCAATATCTAATCCTAGAAGGGCGATTAATAAAAAATGGACTAATTGACCATTCATCATTAGCAGTTAACACAATTAGCTTTTTGTTGATTGAAGTTCCGTCCATGAATGAAAGTAATCCACTTTGTGATTGAGCGCTATTGCCATCTTGTTCAAATTTCTTTTCAAATTCATCGAACATAACTACACACTCATCTGGAATGCTGGATAGATAATTAGCTAATGCTTCGGTAGAAAATGAATTTTCAACCATAATTACAGGTAAATTTGCAAGTAGGGCTAGATTAGCAGTTTGCTTTAGAAGTAAAGATTTACCTGTGCCTTTTTCGCCTAGTAGCAATACACCAAGATTTGAACTACCTTGTTTAAAACGAGTCAAAAAAATTTCTTCGAGACTGGAATTCATATCGTTATTGTTGAAGTTATAAATCTTTTCTGGTATCGAGAAGCTAGTGTGTTTGAATACAAGATGAAAACCTTGATCTTGGCTATACCCAACTTCATAAATAGCAGCAGCAAGTGTTGAGGTTAAACCATCAGAAAAGGGAATTAGAAAGTTCTTATTTCCCGATTTGTTCCAGCGAATAGAGGCAGTAATAGGAGTAGGCATTTTAACTTTCCTTTCTGTGATAATATTGTGTTTATAGGTGAATTAGGGGTAGGTAAATAGTGCTGCGATCATAACCATAATAGTCATGTTGCAATTGGTGGCATTCTCTTGATAGGGTAATGAGATCTTCTAATCGTTCTGCTCCAAGATTTAGATAGTGTAAATGATGAATTTCGAGATTGTTTGTACTTCCAGAAATTACGCATTTGTTATTGTCTCGTTCTTTTACAAGTTTGCATAAGTTTTTCCATTTGTCAGATTGAAGATAGATTTGTTTTTCTTCGGCAGACATGAATTGATTACTTTTTATTTGGCAATCAATTGGATAATCAATTGGATAATCAATTGGATAATCAATCTGAGGAATAACTACAGATTCAGGCTTTACATGTTCATTAGATGACTTTCGGGTAACCAATGCCTCTACTGCCACGTAGACTATAAAAGCTAATAAGGCAAATAATGGATAGGTAAGGGCTAGAAATACTAGTACGAAAATTACGACATTAATTATGTGTTGTTTGCTTATCATTTTGTATATTGATCAATAACAAATTCACCATTACGAATAATATAGCTAGCAATGTTTGGACAATTTGTTCGTGTGTATGCTCGACCACCATCAATAAAAAAATCATCTACAACAAGGTAATTATTGCGGTAATGCGAATAGAAAGTTCCTCCGGGCAATACCATCATACGGAAAGTAAGAGATTCAACATCGTCTGCGTTGGTGATAAGCATTTTGTTATCGTTAAATAGAATGCCGAAGTAGTGATTACCAAATTGCGGATGAGGAGTATCTCGATAGAAAATATCTACCGGACGATTATCTACTTTTGGAAGTTCTGTAGTGCAAACATATTTAACTGGTGTGTTATCTAATGCAGAGTAGTAGTTAGCTATTGCTTTTATATTTGAGATTGGGCTATGCCTAATATTAGTCATGTTACTACCTATGCAATTAATGGTTCGTCGGTGTCTTCTTGAACAATTTGTTTTAAATAGTCAAAAGCTAGTGAGAGTTGATCTTCAGGAGTAGATACCATAACTAACAAAGAAGAATGGTTAGATAATGGTACTTCGAGAGTGCCTGTTACTTTTGATTTGTCAAAACAAGAGTTGGCAGCTAGAAAATCATTAAGTTTATCAATATTCATAATGGTGCTCGTAAAGTAGGAAATTAGCTAATGAGATGTACTATAGTATAATATAAAAGCTTGGTGTGAATTACTATTCCGCCAATGGTTTTATATTTAATAATAAAAAGGTAAGTCTTGTGAAAAAAATTGAAAAACGTGTATGGAAATTACCTGTTGAAATTCGTTCTTATGATACTTTTGAGGCTGTAGTTGCAAATACAACTATAGAAAAATTTTGTAATCTAAATCCTGAGTATCCTATATCTTGTATGAAAAAAACTTTAAAATCTAATTTTAGTAAAAAACATAATAAGACAAATTTACATCATTGTAACGGAATGTACGCAATTCTTTTGCGAGATAAGTAATAGAATTTGCATAACACGCTGCATGTTATTGTGCAGTGAACACTATACGTTATAAAAGTGCAGTTTGTACGTTTTTTACTCTTTTAGTATGATGGTTTTATTAAGGGTTTATTTCCATTACTACCCAATCGTCATCAAGCCATTTCACAAAGTTTGGTTCTTTTTCGACATTGTATGAAGGGTCAGTAGCAATAACAATTTCGTATACAGTTCTTTTGTTAACGTAGTAGTTATACACGGTAAGATACTTACGATATTGGAGAATAATTGGTTCTGGTTTAATACGATACTCTGTATCGGGAGACCATAAGGGTGAATTGGCTGCATCAGTCCATTCCTCTGTTAGAACATTTTTACGTTGAATTTTCGCACCATTTGCCCATGCGATGATTAAATCTTTGTGAGGATGCGGAGTAGGTTGTCCAATTTGCTTAGGTCGTTCCATAAGGGTATCTTCCCAATTTGAAGGAGGGCATGGTTCTGTGAATAGGATATTAGATTCACCTTTGGTGGCCAGAAACATTGTTGTATAGCTTGAAGGTTTCTCTTCATATTCCCACCATTCCCCATCCTTATCCATAGCAACGTAGTTAGCCCAAGAGGAGCATAGTGACCAATTAAATATCATAGTTAATTTCTCGTTTAAGGTTATTGTATTTTAGTTAAGTATTTGGTGTTACTTTATCAGGTGGTGTGGCATTAATAATGTCACGAAGTTTCCACATATAATCATACGCAGAATTTTCTTTATGTACATAAACAAGGCGTTCATACAGCCATTGCAAAAACTCTTTGTCAGTCATAATAATCTCCTAAGGCATAAATTCAACAATTTTGATATTGATTATCTAGGTCGTTGTTGAAGAGATGATTTCCAATCAGCGGTTACTTCTTTGCCAGCTACTTGGCATTTACCAATGTTGTTTGTCCAGCCAGAGAATAGTGAATAGGGTTTATACGCAAACCACCATACTTCGCAATTCTCGTCAGTAGCTTTCCAATTAGCCCAATCAGGTGCATTAGACCAGTCAGTTGGGCTTGGGTTACATTTAGTTGATTCAATTGTTTCAATAAGTGCCATAATAATGATTCCTACTAGGTAAATTTAAAGGTTAAGGTTTGAAATTTTTACCTTGTATTATTAGTTTCCTATGATGAAGGTTTGGTAGACGTAAACAAGGATGGTAATTAGGATTAAGGTTAGTAATCCTATCTGAGGTGTTGGGTCTGGCAGATTCATGATGACATTTTTGTGCTTCTAGCAGTTCGCATATGGTGACCCCATTGCAAAGGCTTATCTACAATGGTTACTTTGGGTTTGGTGGGTACTTTTTCTACATGAAGTACCCAAGCATTGGAGTTTGGATCTTCACGAATTATGATTTGTTTGTTAGGGGTCATGATTATTCTCCGGTTTGTAGTTAGCGTCGTTTCATTGATACTTCTTTCAAAATATCATCATGGGATACAAATGTATCAATACTATTTCTGGTTTTGTACTCCGTCAGCTCTTTGAATCTCTCCTGCCTATCAATAGCATTGTCTACGATGACATCTTCAAAATACGATTCAGAGGTATCTTCAAGTGCTTCAGCAGCTACTTTAATACTGTTCTTGAACCATACAAGTACAGCAAGAATAAGAATAGCAAATGCAAATTCAATCATTATAGGTCTCCTTCAATTGTTAAAATATGTTCTTCAAAAAATAAAGAACCGCCTTTCTCGTACTAGTAAAAAATAAAGAAAAAAAAAAATAAAGTAGCCTACTAGCCGAAGCTAATAGACTATCATTATTTACTTCATAGCCATCATAAAGCACTTAAAGTCATCAGGCAATGGGGTTACCTTAGACTGAAGTTGTTCCCATGCTTCTGAGGCTTCTGCGGTGATTCCAATGGACTGGAAGAAAGCAGTAAGAATATCCTTACGGTTGCTTCTGATTTCCTCCATTAGTTGAGAATACACAGATCGAGCTGTTGGTGCATCCTCTGGATTGAGAATAAATGCGTCATGAATGTCAATTACGAAACCACCTTGCGAGGCAATAGCATAACTAACCTCATCAGCTACTTGTGAGTCAAGGTTGTGCAGATATTAATTCAGGCGTTACTCTGAACCTAATTGAATTACCTAACAAGTATGTCAATTAGTCTCCGTTTTTCAATGGAGTGCTGGACTATATCTTCATCTACATTACTGTAGAGCAGGGCGTTTCAGCGGTCACTTGACTCGCTTACGGATTTCATAATCTGTTCTAGATTGTTTATCCTAGTCTCTGAACCTTCAAAGGTATTCCTACCTAAGCTTGGCTGCTGATTGGCATAGGCGTTAGCCATTAGCGTTCCAGCAATTAACCCTGTTTATATTATACTGCTCGCCCACAGTTAGAAAACGAGCAGTGTCTGGAAGTAACGCTTGAATTGCCCCAAGTCAGCTATTTCTTTAGTGGTGGTATGGAACACTGATTTGACAGCTTTTGACTCAGTGTCGTATACCCTGTACAGATTGGTTTTATCACCAATATTGCGGTAACGATTACACTCGATATCAAAGGTATCATTCCAGATGGTGATTTGCATTTTCTCCTGTGGTTTGCAGTAGTTCAGAACGAAGTCTTTGAAGGAGTTTGCAATACCTAATCCTCCGGTACTGAGAGCCTTGTTGTAGACTTCAATATGTTGGAGGGTATAGGTAGTATTGTTTTGCTCCCAAAGTGCAGCAGCGTTCTTCGTAGAGCCATACAGCATAGGAGTTGCTGCTTCCTTTACCATTTTGCGTGGTAGTCCTTCAATTTTCCAAGGGTCAGTTAATGTACCTTCTACCATGTTTGTTAACGAAGCTAAGGTAGCATCATTGAGGAGCATGGCGATGTACTGGAGCATTGCTTTTATTCAACAAGAATCGTTAATTCTTGCTCGTACCAAAACTAATGGTACAGCCTTATATTTCTATAAGGATTGGACTATATCATCACTATTTCTAGTGCCTTGCGCTTCGATACCACTTGGTACCTACTCTACTAGATTCACATTACTGTGTCGTTCGATAGTCTCTGCTCTTTCCTATTACTAGGCTTAGATCAGGATTAGCATATCCTTTCGGACTTAGCTTTCCCTGAGTTCACAAGGTTTACAGTGCGCCAATGTTAGGCAACGCACCTTGGTCGATTTCTACAGGTACTGTCCACTCATAGTCTGGAGTGCTATCCATATCAAATACGCCAGTGAATAAGGCGAATTGCTTGATCAGTTCACCCTCGACACCTTTGAGCTGGAAGAACTTATTGAGGTCTTCATATAGACGGGTTAGCCAGATGTTTTCGTACACATCAGCTCGGTCAGACTCGTTAGTTACATCTAATGTATGGTTGAAGTTACTCAACCAGCATTCGATACCATATGCTGTCTTATCGTCTACTGAAGGGCCAGCTTTATAGCCAGCAAGTTCTGCAACGAAGAGGAAGATGGCATCTGCACCAGCTTGGGTAGCTTTGACTCGATACTTCTTGGGAATGATGAGTAGTGCTCGAAAATCTTTAGAAGATATTGGGTTTGCTACTTTGGAAAGAGAAGAACTAATGGCACGACCTCGGGAATCAAGGAAGGTATTACCGCGAGTGAAGGTTTCCTTGGTGTGAGTGAGCCAGTCAAGGATGTCAACGCTAATAGCATCGTAGTCTGCAATGGATGCTCCCATTTCAGGATAGAATTCCCGTACTTTGGTCATAGACTTGGTGAGGTTCTTCCCAATGACTTCCTTGTTGGCTTGTAGAGCTTCAATATCGAAACTAAATTCGGTATTGGCAGCTTTCTGAAACCCTTCACGGTATAGGCCGGTGACTTTGGTTTTACCGTTGGCACGGACTAGGTCAGGTGCTTGCGCTTCAGTATTGCGCAGACGGTACTTTGCAAACTTGAAGTTGGCACGTACTTCTTCAATTTCTTTGGCTGATACGAATTCGTAAAGCTTTGATTCATTGAGGTGAATTTCAAGCCAGTTACGTTCGGGGATTGCGTGAGATACAATCCATCCAGCGTTCGATAGAGAGACTACGAGGATGTTGAATACCTCGGAGTTGTTCAGTTTGTCATGCCAGTAAGCGGAGGAGATTGAGCCTTTGCTGACTAAGTAGTTATGCCAAATGGCTCCCCACATGGAGTTAGCAAAGGTAGCGATTTCTTTACCAAATAGGTCTTCAACTTTAGCTAGTGAAGGGAAAGGAAGTTGGCCGTTTAAGATGTTAGCACGCATGGTAGTCTCTCCAAGGATAAAAAAAGGTAAGCAGTTTATAGTCTTGCTTAGGACTTCGGATTACAGGCTCAGTGCCTTCTGATAGAGGAGCTTCGCCTCGTCATGTTGAGCTTCCATACGTTCAGCAATTACCAAAGCCTTAGTCTCGATACGATCGAGGTTGGCTTGGGCAAATTGCGTGGTATCGAATTCAATGCCAAGGTAGTCACCTGCAAGAGATACGATTTTCACGTATTCTTCGGTAGTACCTGCTGTACCGGATAGGATTGTCTCCTGTACAGAACTGTAGCGTGAGTTCTGAGAGAACAGGCGATTGATTTCAATAACTAACAACTCTGGGAGGTTGATGGATGCAAGCATGAGTTGCTTGTGGGCAGAGTTCGCGTACTGTACGTTGCTACATAGGTTGGTGAGGAGTTGAACAGGAATGTCGAAGTTGAAGTTACTCGATCCGTTCCATTTTCTGTTCTGCTTTGTACGATTATCGTACACAGGAATCTGCTCAACTACGCCCTTGCAGACGTCGATGGATGAGTTCAGGGTATTGATTTCGTCCTGCTTGATTTCCAATGAAGCTTTTGCTTCAAGGAATTTTTCATTGGTCAAGGTTTTAAGCTGACGTTGAACAGCAGCGTTTGCTTTGATTGCTGCAATTTTGTCTTTTGCTGACTGTACAGCTTGTTCGATGGTCATAGTAGTCATGGTAAATCTCCGAAGAATGAAAAGGGTTTGGTTGGTTAATGAGGATGGGTTGATGGATTAAATGCGAGGGTTATTTCACAAGGTACTCCTGTATGGTTGTGTATGGTGGAAATTGAGAAAATTGAGAAAATTGAGAAAATTGAGAAATTACTTTAAAATGACCTCCCAAGTCTTTGATTTACTTACATAAATCTCAAAACCATGCTCTCCTTTACGGACAACTGCCTTATGTTTCAGAGCAAGTTCCTTCATTTCCTTGAGCACTTCACTTGAACTTGAAGTTCTGTCTTTAGGACGAGGTACATCAGACTTGGATTGAGCACGGAGCTCAAAGATTTCTGCTTGCTGCTCTTGGCAAATGGCAATAAGCTGGGCCTTGGTGAGTGCGTTGAAGTTCATGGTAAATCTCCTGATTAAATTGAATTAACTGCCATAACAAATACTGATGACCATACTGCAAGGAAGGCTAATGTGGTGTACATGATGCTCATGATAATCTCCGAAGGGATGATGAAATGTCCAAGCTAATGCGAACGTAGTGAGCGGATTTGATTTATTGCGAGGTAACAAAGTGCGATGCTCTCTCTCAAGGCTCTCTCTCATGCGAGGTGTTGGTGTTTGGTGTTGGATTTAGAGCGAAGCGATGTGTTGCTTTTGGTTTGCTTTAGGTTCGGAGTGAAAAAAATAAAGTCCCCACAACCCGTAGGTTATGAGAACTTATTTAGGGTGCATCAGCGGAGGAATTCCACTGTACCGTCATCGGCAATGATATAGATGCGCATGGCACTATCTCCTTGGTTGAGGGATGGTTTAGCAGTTTAATGACTTGCTTAGGTCAGAGGACGGTTAGAGGTTGGCCTTCATCCTCGCCAGATAGGCATTGGTTTGGGATTCCAATGCCTCCAACGCCTCAATGCTGCCGTACTTATCAATCAAGTCATCAAAGGCTGCAACTTTGAACGCAGACGCAGACAGGGTGAGGCCTGCTGCAGACTCGCTGCCAGCCAATGCGACGTTTGTGGTGACTGCTGCTAAGGCCTTCACAGTTGTCGAGAGTGCTGCAAACATGCCCTCACGAGGACGGCGTGCTGATGCTGCTGTGGCAAGTGCGGTAGTAGTAGCTGTGGTCATGGTTGTATCCTCCGATACGTTGTGATGGACGAAGTTGTCCAAGTTAATGCGAACGAAGTGAGCTGGCTTTAAAGATCCCTCAATTGGCACTACCTAGGGGGGGGTACCCCGGCTGTTGGATTTCTGCGGGAGAGAGAATACACCCGTATTAAATATAATAATTTTTTTGTATACACCCGTATCAAATATAATAATTTTTTTGTATGCCATCTGTATTAAATATAATAATTTTCATACATGCCTTCATTAGTTTTACTCATACCTACATTGACCTTACACTTTACCTTACACCTACTTGAAAATGTCCTAAAATGAAAAGAGCGAAAACCACCCTACGACAACATTATCTGCGTAGAAGCTGTTTGTACCTACCTGAATTTTTTACTATATATATATATAAATACATAAAAGAAGTAAAAAGAGGAGCTAGCCAAAAAGTGTAAGCTTAAACTTTTTTTCAGGTTTAAACTCTGCTAGAAGCTCATTACAGCGTTCTAGTAAGAAATTGCTCTTTTTAGCTATGAGGTATAAGTGCTGTTGACTAAAGTGTAAGAAAAGTCTATACTTGTTGGTATGTTAAATTAAATAAGGTGTAATGGATATTTTAAGAACTGAAGATGTATCGCTGCATGAATTGTCTAAGACGCATCCATTGATGACGGAAGACCAGTTCTGCGCACTGAAAGAGGATATTAATCTCAATGGTCAGAAAGTTCCTGTTACTTTATATAGAGGGAAAATAGTAGATGGTCGCCATAGGTTTAGAGCGCTGACAGAGTTAGCTATTGATACGATACTTGCTAATAAGTTATCTAATAATTTGACTTTAGAGGAAGTAGAAAAAGAAATGCTGTCGTCCGAAGTGCGTAGACATCAAACACCTACTCAATTAGCTATTAAAGCGCAGAGGTATTGTGAGAAAGGAAGTCTACAGAGTGATGCGCTGAAAAAGACTGGGGCTTCTAAGAGTAATTTAGCTCATGTTAGAAATATATTGAAGGCAGGAAGGTTAGATATTATAGCTACCCTTGAAGCAGGCGGTAAAATTGATATTGGTGAAGGTAATTTTCCAAAACCAAGCGATAGCTTGTTAGGTATTATAACGTGGCTTAAAAATAAGAATGTAGTGTTAGATATGATAACTAATGCTGGTGATTATGCTGAGGAAATAGTTCCAGTTAGCTATACTAAAGAACAACAGCTAATACTTGATGCCGTACTCGCTAGTGTTAGAGCGCTACCGAAGCAAATGCGAATGGTTGTAGCAGCAAATATTTACAATATAAAGGATTAGTTAATGGGTAAATTATATGTACTTGAATCTAATGGATTGTATAAAATAGGAGTTACTTGTCAGCCAATGAAAAAAAGATTATCGGATTTACAGACGGGTAATCCATTTGATATTAAAGTACAGTTTGTAAAAAGGTGTGCTAATTATTTGTATATGGAAACTTACTTCCATGAGTTATTCTTAGATAAAAGATTACGCGGAGAATGGTTTATATTAGATAATAATGACTTAGCTATTGTAGCTAATTGTAGAAAATATTCGGTATTACACTAATGAAGTTCAAGATTAGCACCAATTCAATAAGCACTAAAAAACAAAAAGAACGCTTATACCTCATTTTGTTTGAGGATTCTACAGGAAGTTATGTAAAATGTGGTAAAAGTAGTGGGGATAGTAGTCATAAACGTTTTATTAGTATAATGGAAAGTTATATAATAGCGCACAAAGGCAATTGCGCGTATGCTAAATTACTAAGGGATGTGGAAGTGGACGACGTGTTTATAAAAGAGACTGCTTTTCATAACAAATTTAAAGATAAAAGACATTATCCTAAACATTCCTTTTCTGGGTATACCGAATTATTCTCATTAGATGTAGATGAGGCTATAACCGCTTTTGACTCCATAGTAAATAGTAAAAATGAAATAATATATAAGGAATGCTATTCATGCAAAGAATTAAAACCAAGTAATGAATTTACTTGTAATAGTAGTAAAAAAGATAAACTAAACCATAAATGTAAAATATGCACCAAGGAAACGGCCAACTCTTTTAGTCAACTGCCATACAGAATATATAGTAATCAAATAGAACACTCAAAAACTAGAGGTCATCCAGCACCGGCGTACACTTACGAGGAGTTTAAAAAATGGATTATCTCTAATAATAACTACGCCCAGTTATATGAAAAATACAAAAACAGTGGATATGATAAAAATTTAGTGCCTTCCATTGACAGGATAGACCCTAAAAAACCTTATCTATTTTCTAATATTCAAGTTATAACTTTTAAAGAAAATATGACAAGAAATGCCGAAGCTATAAAAGAAACTCAGGGTATAAAAATAAATGCCTATTTTGCTGATAGTGGGCGACTGGCAGGATCTTTTGTTTCACAAAATACAGCAGCTAGAATATTAAACTTAAATGGTAAAAGTATCTATAAAATAGTTGATACAGTAGTAAAACAAGGATATTTAAGAACACATAAAGGATACCAACTAGTAAGCGTAAATAACTTAAATAGGTTTACAGATAATGAAAGTATAAAAGATGAATTTAGGTACAAAGGAAATAAGTATACACCCCAAGCTAAATTTGAAAGTAGTTAAAAATAAATATGACAAAACTGGTAGTGGGTATAAAAAGAAATGAAATAGTACATAAGTATGATAGACTGTTAGATATGGAAGAAGTTAAAAACAAGTATGATGAAATAAAAAATGATTTTTGCTGTAAGCACAAAAAATCTACGGAGTGATGAAGATAAGTTGTTAGATATGGAAACAGAATTATGGGAACTTAATTTTGAGTTAGGTATGCCAATGTGGTACTGGGTATTTGAAAAATTAAAGAATAAAAAAATAACACAAGCTATCGTGTTAACAAATAAAATTAATAGTATGAAAAAGAAATTAAGTATGAGTAATGAATATGAATAATAAACTAGTTACGCTGGAGCAGCTACAAAATATAATTCCTAGTAGGAAGAATACGGTAACGGATGAAATAGTAGATTTAATTAATTTAACTAATAGTGAGCCAGAGTTTCAAGGTGAACCATTGTTGACTACTATGATTACTTATGAAGGAGTAATGGTTAAACATAAGACCAGTATCTCAGACTATATTAATGCCATTAGATTTTGTGCGTACTTAATTGCTCAAGAAGATAATTATACTGAAGCATACAAGAGAACATTTTGTAATAGGGAATTTGTCATTGAGCGCTTTAGTTTAACTTCTGACACTAACGGGTATAAAGAACTCACTAGCGCCGCTTCTAGGTACAGAAAAAGCAAATTAGTTACTGACATACTAACTTTGTCTCAAGTACCGTTAGATTTGATGTTCGTCGGTCATAGGTATAAAGCTATTGGTGTGTTAGCAGAACTGATGGAAACATCAAAGCTTGATAGGGATAAGATTAATGCTGCTAAAGAATTGTTAGCGGCTACTAAGAGTGAAGGAGCTATGAAGATTGAATTAGATATTGGGGTTAAAGAAGATAGTAGTGTCACTAACTTAATGGAGCAATTATCAATGCTGGCTGCAAAACAGGCAAGACTCATTGAGTCTGGGGCTTATAGCACTAAAGACTTTGGGGCTATGAAAGTAATTAACGGAGAATTTGAAGAAACATGATTACAGATATTACACAAACAGCTATTTATGTACCTAGTGAAGAAGCGCTAAAATTTATTGCATTTATTAGAGCTGCTGGGTTAGAAGAAAACACATCTCCTGAAGTTCATTATAAGGTTGCAGATGGACTATTCAGTAGTAAGAAAAAAGATTGGAATATAATTATTGAATGCACACGTGGACTTGGAAAAGCTTTAGCATTAGATGAGCTGGTGTACACGATTAATGGTCCTGTCACTATTAAAGATATTCAAATAGGGGATAAAATATATGATCATTCAGGAGAGCTAACTAGTGTAATAAACAAAAGCGATGTATTTAATGATGATACTTACGAGATTGAATTTGCAGATGGTAACGTAATTACTGCTTGCAAGGACCACTTATGGGAAGTGTTTACTAGTAACAGAGATAAAAAAGTAAAAAGTATATTAGGCACAGAATATATTAATAATACTCAGTGGTACACTCGTAAAGTAAGTTACCATAACCCAAACGGTAAAGAACAAAAATATTATGTGCGTTTACCAGAACCGGTAAAATACCCAGAGAAAGATTTACCTATAGATCCATACACTCTAGGGGTAATAATTGGTGATGGTAACGTTGATAAATTGAGTGGGGCTTCAAGAGTAACTTCACACAATGATGATGCCGATGAATTATTTAGTTATATCCCATATGATAAAGGCGTAAATTCCACACCTGCACGTACCAGTCAATTTAGAAGTATACTGGGTATTGGTTCAAAAATAAAAGCATTAGGGTTGAATGTTAATACACATAACAAGTTTATACCTGCTATGTATAAATTAGGCTCTATCACGCAAAGGCTAGAGTTATTAAGAGGTTTAATGGATACAGATGGTACTGTAGAAAGTGGGTTAGCTTCTAGTTTTTCCAGTTGTAATGAAGTACTGGCTAAAGATGTGGTTGAGCTAGTTAGGTCATTAGGAATGTCTGCTAAGCTATCTTACAGAGATAATGGCCATGCTGGGCATTATAGAGTGTACATAAAGCACAGAAACTTCAATGTGTTTAAGCTTAAAAGAAAAGCAAATAAAGTTGAATTTAAAGCTGAGCATATTAGAGATTATCAAAAAATAAAAGAAGTACGTAAAGTTGCAACTGTACCAACTCAGTGTATTACTGTTGATAATGAAGAGCACCTGTTCCTTACAACAGGGTATCAAATTACCCACAACAGTACCCTGCTAGAGTACGCGATAATATATATAAGTGTTATCGGGCACTGGCCAAATTTTGGTATGGTTCCATTTATAGTATTTTTAGGAGCTAGCTTAGAAGGTAACGTAAAAGCATTTTTTAAGAATGTGCAATCTAAAATTGAAAATAGCAACTTTTTGAAAAACTTACTTACCATTCAGAGATGTGTAGATAATGAAATTGAGCTGGTAAATAAAAATAATGTTGAAACTATTATTACTGGTCGCGGTATGTCAACTAACTGGCGTGGTATTCGTAGTAAGAGAGGGCATCGTCCTAGTATACTGGTAGCGGATGATATTCTGCCATCTGAAGTAATGACATCAGAAGCACTAAGAAGCACTATTGAAATGAATTGGTTTAGTTCTGCTCTTCCAGCACTAAATCCAATGAAGCACAAAATTATTTATATTGGTACTCCATTAAGTGAAGCTGATCTGCTTCATAAATTAAAAAATAGTGGGGAATATAGAATTGAAAAATTTCCATTATGCTCTAAATTTCCTTGTACAGAAATAGAATATGATAGTGTGTGGCCTGATAGATTTAGTTTTGATTATACCTCTAAGATGTATAACCAATATAAGTCAGCAGGCATGGCACAAAACTTCTATACAGAATATATGTTAGAAGTTACCGATTTAACTACGTTGTTAGTTGATGAAGATGATATTAGATGGTATGAACCTGATGTACTGCTAAAACATAAGGATCATTATAACTTTTACATAAGTACGGATTTTGCTACTAGTACAAAGAAAAGTGCTGACTTTAGTGTTATCAGTGTATGGGCTATTGGTAGTGATGAGAGTTGGTTCCTAGTTGATGGACAATGCAAGCGACAAGGTATGCAAGACAACCTTGAGGACTTGTTTAGATATGTGCATAAGTGGAAGCCATTAAGTGTTGGTATTGAGACTAGTGGACAGCAAGGTGGATTCTTGAGTATTCTTACTGATATGATGATGAGTAAGAATGTATGGTTTCAGTTAGCTAAGAAGAAGGGTAGTAAAGAAGCAGGCATTAGACCAGCTAGTGATAAGACTACTAGATTTATTACAGGGGTGCAGCCTAAGTTTAAGCAAAATAAGATATGGTTTCCTAAGCCAGAATTAATAAGCCATAAAGTATTTTTTAATGAATTGCTAGAAGAATTAGTTAATGAGCTAAGTAAATATACGTTAGCTGGTGGTCATAAAGCACTTAAGCACGATGACTGCGTAGCAGGTGATACCTTAGTTTCTATGGCTAATGGTACGTACAAAAAAATATCTGATGTGGAGATCGGAGATGAAATACTGACGTTTGATATTGATATGTTGACACAACCTGTTGAAGCAGTTATGATGACTGGTGTTAAAGAGGTCAATACTTATGTATTTTCGGATGGTAGTGAATTAACTATGTCTGATAAACATCCTGTATTGACCACAGCGGGGTATATACCTGCTGCCTTATTGCTACCAGAGGACGAGGTTATATCATGGAACAACAAGAATACGAAGAAAGAAAATGGACACGTAAAAAGTCAGGATACTATCAAAGCACAACATTATTCCCTGACGGAAAAAGAAAGTGGCTGCACCAGTATGTTTGGCAACAAGCGAACGGGCAGCAGCCTAAGGGATTTCATGTCCATCATAAAGATGAAAATAAAGATAATAACAACTTATCTAACTTGGAGTTACTTTCTGCAAGCTTACATAGCAGCCATCACGGATTTCAAGGAGACATGGAAAAACAAAAAGAGCATCTGGCAAAAATTAGGTCATTGGCTAACGAATGGCATAAAACAGAAGCAGGTAAAGAACATGCAAGACAAAACTTATATCGAAGCAGGGAAAAAATACTTCAATACTACGATAAAAAATGTGGGTGGTGTGAAAAACCAATTACAGCTAGATTCGTTAACAGGACTTCCTATTGCGACCGCGCATGTGAATTTCAAGCAATACAAGCAGACCCTGCTAGACAGAAAAAATTCACTTGTGAATGGTGTGGCGGTACATTTTTGTGGCATAGAAAAAAATCAAGCTGTTGCAAAGAATGCCAACTTAATATCTCTCTGCGAAAAAAAGGACAAAAGATTAATTCCGACATTCAATCTAGAAGTAGCTAATACTCATAATTTTATAGCCAACGGTATAGTAGTACATAATTGTATAGACACAATGAATCAATTAAGTGAGATGGATACCTTCTCTCCTGATACATCTCCTGATGAAGAATGGGCTACTAAAGTTGATAAAGATGGTTTTATGTGGCAAAGTGAATGGGAAGAGGATAAAAATGTTAAGTATGGTGGTAGTACTATATTCTAGCATGTGGTATAATAGAGTATAAATTAATTTAGGTATTGATATGAGAGCTTCTGCGTTAATAGAACTTAGTGTAACTAGCGATTTACGACAAACCGCGCTAAGTGATATTGGTGTTGAAAATGATCGTACTGCGGAACAACAAAAAAATATTGATGCAGTACTTGGATTTGTTAATCAAGGTGTATTAGAATTATACAAAAGATTCCCAATTCAAGTTAATATTGATGATGTATTTGTGTTATCACCAAGTACTAGCGATGACTCCGTAGCATTACCTGATAACTCATTAGCTTTGATAAGAATTACTAATAGTATTGGTGAGGAAGTACCGACTGATGATTATAATACTGAATATTTGTATAAGACAAAAGCTTATAAAGATGTATATGTAAAATCATTAGCTATCAACAAGTACTTAGTTCTAGGAGAAATACCTAGCACAGGAGTTACTTTACAATTTCATTATACTACAGCTCCAGACATTATTAGATATACCAGCGAAGTACCATTACCTGTTATATTTCAGGAAGCATTATTAATGTATATAGCTTATAGAGGCTATAGTACAGTCAAAAGTGTTACTGAGGCAGGTGATGAAAGTTTTGCTTATAGAAAGAAATTTGAAGACAGTTGTGCTAAAATAGAACAACATACAGATACATTATTTGAATGGGCTAATCCAAACAGATTACATGAAAGATGTTTTGTGTAAATTAAGAATAAATTAAGAGGACATATAAATGGCAGGTTCTGCAAGTAACGTAGTAGAAAATAGAATTATCAATGGATTTTTCCTAGGGCAGTCAGTAGTTGTTCCGACACAGCTATATGTAGCATTGTTTCAAGGCCCTCCGGGCGAAGATGTTATTGTTAACGAAGTTAGCTCTACTATTAATACATGGTATGCTAGACAGGATTTAGCGCAAGGCGGTGCAGTAGGTACGGCATTCGCAGTTCCAACTGTAGGAACTACCAGCAATTTAAAAGTAGTAAACTTTCCTGCAGCTACCAGCTCAGTAACAATCACTCACTGCGGTATCTTTGATGCGGCAACTGGCGGTAATATGATAGCTTATTCAGATTTATCGCAACCAAAAACTTATGAAGTAAATGATATTGCATCATTTCCAATTGGCTCTATTGTAATTTCTGTAGACTGATATAAATGTCTGTTAACAGCCAAGGAATAAATACTAGTAGTATAAATAGTTTGGGAGGTATGACTAATACTAGTCTATACCCTAATGTAATAAATATACGAATTGCGTGCGCTACTAGTAAATTTCTAGCTATTAGATATTTAATTCCTACAGGAATTATTGGGGGTATCAGAAGTACAGCAGTACTTATCAAAAAAGATAGTACTAATTTCAATATCAATTCCCCAAAAATTAGCATGACTGCTGCCTTAGTTAAAGTTATTCCGATAGAAGCGGGTGTAATTTTATTACCTGTACCTGTAAATAATAGGGTATTAAGTTATATTGGTGCTAATAAACCACTTCATTACTGTAGTGCAGTAGCAATTACTGCTTTATCCAGTGCAGCAGCTGTAAAAAATTTAAGCAGTTCTCTTTATATTAAAAATAATTGCAATAGTATATTATTTAGTAAAGTTAGTACAAGCACCGCAGTAGCTAGTAGAATTACTTGTACTACTGCGCTTGCTAGTATTAAAAAATTAAATATAGATATTAGTACAAATGTTATTTTTAATAACCCAACTATACTAAGAGCAAAAACACTACCATTTAATATACATGTTGCATACGGCAATAGTGGGTCTAGGATGGGTGGTGCATTTGGAGTAAAACCAAACACTATACCTATTCAAATTAACGCGCTATTTGATATTAAAAGTATACTGTTTGATAAAGCTCCTCCAGAAAGAGCTTATATCGTTCCAGCGGATTATAGGTATATCGTAATACCAGAAGAGATAAAAATTATGGAAGTATTTAAAAAACAACCAGCAGATAGTTATGATTATGATTTTACTTATAATGAATGGTTGATGGGGCAGGATTGGGTAGAGGCTGTAAGTATACAGACATTCCCGAATGATGCTACTGATGTAGACGGGTTACAAGTTAGTATGCACAATTTACAAGGTGGTGAATTAAAACTATGGATTAGCGGTGGCAAGAATGGGGTTACTTATAAAGTTACACTGACTGCTACAACTAAAGAACATAGAATTAAGCAAAATGAATTTAAGCTAAAAGTTAAGGATATATAATATGGCTCAGGTATATGCTAACAATCTGTATACAGTTACTGTAGGAGATATTACTTCAGTAGCCACTACTATCTCAATTAATAGTAATGCAGGATTTCCTGTACTGGCTGTAGGTGATTGGTTTTACGTAACTTTAACAGCACCAAAAGGCAGTGTTGAAAATCAATGGGAAATTGTAAAAGTTACAGCCCATACTGCTACTAGCATAACAGTAGTACGTGCTCAAGATGGTACAGTTCCAGTAGGATGGGCAAATAGTACTGGTGTGTCTGGTAGAGTTGTTGCAGGGGATATGAATACCACTGAGGCATTTAAAAATAGTGCTGGTGCGGTTAGTGGGATTGCAACCCTAGATAATACTGGTAAGTTAACAACAACTCAAATACCTGTAATTGCTTCTGCGGGTAAATTGACTACTGGTAGAACAATTGCATTAACCGGGCCAGTTACTGGTTCAGTATTATTTGATGGTTCTGCTGATGCTAGTATTGCAGTTACAGTTACTCCAGACGGGCATACACACACAATTAGTAATATTAGTGATTGGCCAGTTGCAATTACTGCAGTTGAACTTAATTATGTAGATGGTGCTACCAGTAATATTCAAACACAGTTAAATGGAAAATCCAGTACTTCCCATACTCACACATTAGATAATTTAAGTGATGTTAGTATTGTAGCACCTGCTACTACGCATGAACTATACTATACCGGTACTGAATGGGCTAATAGAATTAAACCAGTAATTGATCATAGTTCACTATCAGGATTGAGTACTGGTGATCCACATGCACAATACCTAAATACCGCTAGAGCTAATAGCTTATATGCAAGTTTAGCTAGTCCTGTACTTACAGGCACTCCAACTGCACCTACAGCAGCTCTGGGTACTGACACTGACCAGATAGCAACAACCGCATTTGTGTTAGCTAATTCGGTTAGTACGCTAGCCGATTTAGGAGTAACTACTGCTACCGCTAGTGAGTTAAACTTAGTTAGCGGAGTAACTAGTGCAATACAAACCCAATTAAATGGTAAGGCGCCGACTGTACATACGCATACCGTTAGTCAGATTAGTGACTGGCCTACTGCAGTTACTATGACTGAGGTTGGGTATATAGATGGTGTGACTAGTGCTATTCAAACACAGTTAGATACTAAGGCTCCACTAGCCTCTCCGGCGTTTACCGGAACACCTACTACACCTACCGCAGCAGCTAACACTAATACCACTCAGGTAGCTTCTACAGCGTTTGTTGAAGCAGCAACCACACCAGCTCAGTTGCTGATAGATATTAAAACTGTTGATGGCTCAGGATCTGGTCTTGATGCTGATTTACTTGATGGCTTGGATAGCTCTGCATTCTATCGAATTATTGCGCCTGACTATTCAGGGGACCTGAATGATGCAACAGTAAGCGGTATGTATCGGTTATCGACAACTGTAACCAATACCCCACCCGGGGCAGGTGTTGGTGATGTGGTTATGCACCAGTATTTCGACGTAGATACTGCCTTACAGCAATTTTATGACTCATCAACTGATAATAATTATACTCGCCGTAAGAACCTAGGCACATGGAAAGCTTGGGTAAAAGCCTGGAACGAAGCAACCGATGGGGCAGGTAGTGGCTTAGATGCTGATCTGCTTGATGGGCTGAATAGCACACAATTTTTGAGAAGTGATACTGATGCAACTATCACTGGGGTTTTGAGTGTCACAGGCCAAGTAAACGCACCTCAAAGTGCTGGTATTTCGGGTGGGTATTCTTTTGTCGAGAATGTCGGTCATAATACCGGTATGTTTTCACCTAATGATGGACAATTAGATCTTCGTGTTAAGGCTAATAACGTCATTTCAAGTAGTGATACTGCTGTTAATATTAATGTACCGTTGACTGTTGGAGGCAGAATATCGGCGTATCAAGGTATTGGTAGTCTTAACGGAGTAATCCCAACTGCAGCTACTCAAACCCTTCTACCTTCTGTTTACGGAAAAGCCATTCAAGTCCACAACGGAGCCACGATCACCCTTCCAGTAGGCAGTGGAGTTTCTGGAGATTTGATTTATTTCTTCAACAGTGATGGTGTTTCGTATACCATTTCTGCAAACGCAAATCAATTTATTTTCGCTCCGTCGATTGGGTTGTATTCAGCAGCTAACGGCACGGTGCTCAATTTACCTGGGGGCGATAGTGTAATATTAGCGTCCCGAGGGAATGGGGAGTTCAATGTTATAGGAGGTAGCGTACTCGTATCACAGGCTACCAGATATGCTGTGTCCAGAGCGGAAAACGGGTATCAGAAGCTACCGGGCGGGTTAATTATCCAGTGGGGTATTGTTCAGTGTTCAGGTAGCGGGTCTGTAACGTGGACATACCCAATCGCTTTCCCTTCAGCAGTTGGTAGTGTTGGTAGCATAGGCACTCTAGCCTCATCTCCGCAATTCTCAAATATTAGCAGTACAACATTAACATCCGTTCTGGTGTCCGCGTGGGACAGCAATGGAGGTAGAACTGGGAATAACGTATTCATGTTAGCCGTTGGGTATTAAGGAGATCAATTATGTATTATAGTCACACCACCTCTGGATTTTACCCTGCCGACATGCGGGGCGATTATGAAGCCGCTGGCACATGGCCTACAGACACGGTCGAATTGACCGTGGATGAACACTCTGCACTGCGGGCAGGACTTGCAGCAGGCAAGCACATTGATATTGGCTCCGATGGTCGCCCGGTTCTTGTCGAACCGCCATTGCCTCCGCTTGAATCCGTCAAAGCGTCTGCCATCAGCACCATCAACTCGACGTACAACAAGGCGATGATCAGCCTGACGGGTGACGCTCCACAGGCAGAGCGTGAAACTTGGGCAATACAGCTCGCAGCGGCAGAGGCGTATCAGGCTGGTACTGCAACGTTGGAGCAAACCGCACTGCTAGACGCCATCCTCCGTTATGACGAGACACCGGATACACTATCTGCCAAGATCACTGGTAAGGCATCATTTGTGCATTTACTGATCGGAACGTACTTGGGTATCAAGAGACGAGCTGAAAAAGCCATTGAGATTGCGCAAGACCGTGAAGCAGCTCAAGCCGCACTAGATGTAGCTAGGGCTGAGATGGACGCGGCTAGAACTGCGATGCTTGCAGGACATTAAAAAGGTAGGCCTAATAGTCTATACCGTGGTGGTTCATTAAGGGTATTAAAGCCCCGAATAGTTTGATAAACAGCAGCAAATTAGGTATAATAGTTGCTATTAATTACGAGAAAGAAAAATGGAAGTTGTACATTCGTTAGGGTTTATAGTAAATAATCCAGAAACTGCTTGGATTGGTTATACGTTAATCATAATTACCCTTAGTACCGTAGCACTAGCTACTATCACAAGCTTCTTAGTTAAGTTGGTAAGTAGCACGAAAGAACTGGCTAAAGAATTGAAGATAAGCAAAGAGTCAGATTACACTGGGCAAATTAAAAATGAAACTAATATTAGTCCGTTGTTAAATGATATAAAAAATACTGTAAATGCAGATAGGGTTTGTGTAGTGCAATATCATAATGGTACTCGCTCTATTACTAATACTAGTTTACTAAAACTATCAATGACACATGAGAAGTTGAGCGGTGATGCTACTTCTATAATGAATAAAGTTCAGAATTGGCCTGCAAATTACATAAGCACTGTCAACGACAAGATGTTTAATAGGCAGTACATGGCAATACCAAAAATAGATGATCTGCAACAAATAAGTGACCTGCGCGGGGTATACCAACAACTATTAGATTTTGAAGTAAAATCGTTATATTGTTTTCCTGTTACTGACGCAAGAGGAAAAGTATTTGGTATTGGTTTAATACTATATACTAATGAAGAATGTGATATTGATGAACAAAAAATGGGCTGGCTTGAAGAGGCATTTGCTAATGTTGGTACTTTGTTAGCGGGATTAGGTTCAGGTAAGGGACGTATAAAATGAAAAGATATGTGTTTGATTTAGTTTTACTGGTTGTGGGTATATTAGCGTTAATTACCGGAGCTTACTTGGATGTTACTAGTCCAGCACAATTGCTACTGTTTAAGGCTATTACGGTTAGTGCTGGTATTTTACATGCTCACGTAGCAGGTAAGCTGATATTCCCTAAAGTAAATTGGGACTCTACTGTAATGCCTGCTGGTACGTATGCCAGAATTGCGTTTTACATTATAGTGCCTATCGCATATACATTTGGCGGTTGATGTGTGGAAGGCTATAGTGCTCTCATTAGTTATGTCTCAAGCTTATGCGGTAGATAGATGTGAGCAGTATGTACAGCCAGTACGTAAGGCTCACGCCCTGTACTTTGGATTAGATTATCCATCTCAGTATGGGGTAGGACAATTAAAGCAGGAGAGTGGCTGTAGAGACATTATAAGTAGGGATTCACATGGGTCGTCTACACCTGCGCAGATAACGTATAGTCTTTGGCAAAAACCACTAACTAGAGCAGGATTAACTAGTGCTCATTGGACTACACAGCAAGCTTATATAATGAAAGATTCACATAATCAAAACCCGCATAAGAAATTATGGGTTACTTACCAGATATATAATGGTGGTAATTGGGTATTAAAAGAAATTAAAAAAGCTGGAGAGGTTGATTGGGAAGCAGCATTAGCTCAATGTACTAGAGGCTATACTACCTTTAAGAATGGTAGCAAAATATCTAACTGTGAAATCAATTATGATTATTCTGTTAGGGTGTATAAGTATGGGAATAAATATGGTGATTGGTTATCTAAAGAGTATAGGTACTGGTAATATGAATAATTATGTGATTGGTGCTTTAGCTTTGGTATTAGTTGCAGGGACTTGGATAGTACAAGATTGGCGATATGATAATAAAATCGCTAAGATGCAAGCTGCTTATGCGGAAGAGAAGACAGCATTAGTTAATGAAACTAATTTGCAGTTAATTGCTGAAAGAGAAAAAAGTCTCAAGCTATCCCAAGAATTGATTGATGCTAAAAATAAAAATCAAAGTATTAAGGTTAAGAATAAAGGTAAAATTGATGAATTTGCTAAAAGTAATCCTGCTGTCCACCAGTTTAGTACTGACTGGGTGCGCATCTACAACAGTTCCCTTAGTAACTCCTCAGAGTAAAAGTTATCCACCTGCGGAGTTATTGCAACCTGCTAAAGAGCCAGTGCCGTTTGCTGGTGGTAATGAACAAGATTTGCTGTATAATGCAAATGAGAATGGGGTTATCTGGAAAGACACCAGAAGTCAATTAGATAAATTAATACAATGGGTTAAAGAAAATTGATAGCTTGCCTCATATAGCGTATAATAGTTGGTATTAAATAAAGGATTCGGTGATGGAAAAATTAATTGCACTTGTATTTTTAAGTAGAGACTACGCTCATATATTTCATTTGCGCAGTAAAAGTTATGAAGAACATATGATTCTTCAATCTTTCTACGATGATGTGCTGGAAGCTGTTGATGAATTAGCAGAAGTATATCAGGGTAAGCATGGCCCGTTGAAAGAAATTACTAGAATGACTAATGATGCTAAATCAACGTCGCTAGAAACACTGAAAATGCACGCTAAGTGGATTGAAGATAATAGATTCAAGTTATGTAATAAAGAAGATAATGTACTACAAGCACTAGCTGATGTGTTGTTAGGTGTGTATTACAGAACTATTTATAAACTTGAAAACTTAAAATAAGGATAACTAAATGGCTGTTGATAAAGCTAAATTACTAAGAAGTTTTAAAGCAGATTTAAAATCTTCTGAGTATATGAAATTGCAATGGGATGCTAAAAGAAAAATTTGGGTAAATGCTACCGAAGGGCTTCCTTATGGTAATGAAGTAGAAGGCAAATCAGCTATTGTATCTAAGGATATTAAGAAGCAACTGGAATGGCAGCATTCTAAGATTATTGATCCGTTCGTAAGCAGTAATGATATTGTAAAGTGCTTTCCTATTACCTATGAAGATACTCCTGCAGCTAAACAAAATGAATTATTGTTAAATACTCAATTCTGTAGAAAGTTTGATAGATTTAATTTCATGTCCAAAGCAACTAAAGTATTAGAGCGTGAAGGTACTGTAGTTATTCAGACTGGTTGGGATTATGAAGACGAAGAAGTTGAAGTAGATGCTGAAGTAGTATTGCGTAATGAGTATGGTGAAGAATACATTGGTACTAAAAAAGCTAAGCATACAATAGTTCATAAAAACCAACCTACTGCTAAGGTGTGTAGAAATGAAGACATATTCATAGACCCTACTTGTCAAGATAATATTGATGCTTGTCAGTTTGTTATTTATAGATATGAGAGTGATATTAGTACACTAAAGAAAGATGGTAGATATAAGAACTTAGATAGAGTTAATAAGTCACTAGGATCAAATTTCAATGATCCTTCATACTATCCACAAGACCCAACAAGGTTTCAATTTGAAGATGAAGCCAGAAAAAAGTTAGTTGTGTATGAGTATTGGGGTAACTATGACGTAGATGAAGATGGTGTAACTGAACCAGTTGTATGCGTATGGGTAGGTGATACAATCATTAGATTAGAAGGTAATCCTTATCCGGATGGCAAACCACCATTCATTATTGTACCGTTTAATGCAATCCCATTTCAGATGTATGGTGAGGCTAATGCTGAACTAATTGGTGATAATCAGAAGATTAAGACTGCTGTTATTCGTGGTGTTATTGATAATATGGCACAGAGTAATAATGGTCAAATTGGAGTACGTAAAGGTGCGCTAGATCCGATTAATAGGAAGAAGTGGTTACAAGGTAAAAACTTCGAGTTTAATGGTGGGCCAGCAGATTTCTGGCAAGGTGGTTATAATGTAATTCCAAATTCTGCATTTGATCTTATTGGATTGATGAATAATGAAATGGAAAGTTTAACTGGGGTTAAAAGCTTCAGTGGTGGTATTACAGGTAGCAGCCTCGGCGCGATGTTAGACATTGAAACTGATATACCAATGATTGATGGCTCATTCAAAAAACTAAGAGACATTCAAGATGGTGATGAGCTTATTGGTTCAAATGGTAAATCTACTAGTGTAACAAAAGCCCATGAAATACAGTACCCAAAGCAAGCTTATGATATGTATTTCAATAATGGTGGTTTTGTAAAATCTGGCGGTGAGCACTTATGGACAATTAAGGTAGCAGGTACTAAACACTCATTGAGAAAATGGCACACAGTAGATGCTGATACTGTATACGAGCATCTACAAGCAGGTCGTACAGTAACAATACCGAAAATACAAGAAATCCTCACAGGTGAAAAAGTTACAAGTAGTATGACGCCAAGATGCAGGACTGTAAAAATAACTGCTATGGAAAAAGTAGACAAGGTACTCATGCGCTGTCTAACTGTGGATAGTGATGATAGACTGTATGCAGTAACAGATAGATTTATCCTTACTCATAATACCGCCACGGCAGCTAGAGGCGTACAAGATGCTACTTCGGTACGCAATATGAACATAGTACGTAATATAGCTGAGAACATGGTTAAGCCGTTATTGCGTAAATGGATGTCGTATAATTCCGAATTCTTGGAAGAAGAAGAAATTGTTAGAGTAACTAATGACGAATTTGTACCTGTACGTAAAGATGACTTGGAGGGTAGAATAGATATTGATTTGACTATTGCCACACTAGAAGATCAATCAGCTAAGGCGCAAGAATTGAGTTTCTTGCTACAGACTATTGGTAATTCGGTTGACCCTGGAATAACTAATGAGTTGATGGCTCAGATATTAGATTTGTCACGGATGCCTGAGCAAGCTAAGAAGATTAGGGACTTTAAGCCAGAACCTGATCCAGTACAAGAGCAATTAAAGCAACTTGAAATTCAGAGATTGCAATTGGAAAATGCTAAACTACAAAGTGAGACTGCTCGCAATGAAAGTATTGCTGCGGAGAATGAGATTGATAAGCAAGTTAAATTGGCTAAGGCAGCTAAGGATGAAGCTACTGCTAGAAGTATTCATAGTAAGACGGACTTGGATGACTTAGCGTTCTTAAGGATTGAGAATGGTGAAGAAGAGAGTAGCAAAGTGCGAGCAGAGGAATTGAAGCATATGGCTTCATTAGATAAGTTAGCTATGGGGAATATGGGGAAGGATAAAGAGCACGCAAGAAAGCTTGAAATCGAAGAACTGAAGCATAAGTCCTCATTAGATAAAAGTGCGTTTGATGCCATAGCTAAAGAGAGATTGCTGAAAGTTAAACCACAAAATGTAATTAAGTAAAGGTAAATAATATGAATGAAGATATGCAGATGGGTGAAGTACAACAAGCAGCACAAGGTAATTCCGGAGCAGGTGCTCAAGAAGTTACGGTAGAAGAAGTAGTACAATTGCTGATGCAAGGTGTGCAACCACAAGAATTAGTTGATGCTGGTGTACCGGTAGATCTGATTGAACAAGCAATTATGATTATTCAAGAGCAAATGAAAGCTCAGCAACCACAAGGCATGGGACAAGGTGGTGGACAGGGATTAGCTAAGTCACTAGCTGGCATGTAAACTAATTGACAAAATGTTAAATAAGTATATACTAATTAAATAAATATATAAGGATTAAAATAATGGTTAATTCATCAATTGTACTTACAGATGCTTGGGTACAGATTAGTAATAATGTAGATTATATGCTGCAAAATAATAGTAATAGTTATATCTACGTGACTGCTAGTGCGTCATCCCCTACTTCTACAGCTAATGCGTTCAAACTACCAGCAGAAGGAGTAGTCACTAGTGCTATGTTGAAGGGTGTTATTTGGGTTACGGGTTCTTCCGGTAAACAACTAGTAACTTACGCTATTTAATATGTTAGACTATACTAAATGGTGTAGTTGGGATAACTGGCTTGGAGTACTGTATAGTAACTCTGGGGCATTACCAAAAGCAATCAGCAACGGACTTGCCGTGCTGGCGAAATACGGCACAGAAGCGCACCTGTTCATCCCAGGTGTAGGCAAGGTCAACGGCATTGATGCACTGAACTTTATCGAGTCAACGTTTGTCACACCGTCCACGGTAAACACTCCTGTCGGCGGCGTGAAGGGATCGGCTGATAATGTTGCGGTCACAAACATTCGCATCAACGTCACAAGCACATTTGGGTCGAATTACTTAGGGATTGGCGAGCTGCGTGTCAGGGACGATACAGGTGTGATGATTAACCTAGCCAGTGCAACGCTAACCGCGTCCAGCCAGTATGGTACATGGTCACCGAATAGGCTGATGGACGGCGGGACTGACCGCGATACGCAGAGCTGGAGCTCAAATGGTGCTGCCGTTCCACAATGGGTGAACATCTCATTCCCTGCGCCGGTCAAAGCCGCAGTAGTGGAAATTCAGAACACCAACCCAGCCGGGTTATCGGAGTCTGCGCGGATTGGTGATATTGAAGTCACCAACTCGGACTCTACTGTCTCATACTACCCATACACCCGCACAAGCGATGCTGCGGATGCGATCAGCCGGCACACGATTGGTAAGCTACACCTCACGCAAGCAACCACTGCCAAC